GTTCCTACGGATAATGGGGGCGTAAATGTTGCTACTATCCGAACAAACCATAAATTGGCCCAAGGTGCTCCGTGCAGCCCTCGGGCTTTTTTTGTGCGAGAACTGATATGAGTGGTGCGCAACAAAGTACGCAAACCACCGGTACGCAACCCAGTGAAATCGATTGGGAGGCGATGGAACCGGAGTATCTCCGCAACATCAAATCGCTCCGGCAACTAGCCGGTGAGTACGGGTGTAGTGACGGTGCTATCCGTAAGCATTTCAATAAGTTGGGCATCAAGCGCGACCCCAAAAAAAAGGTCCGGGCAAAAGCCGAGCAAAAGGTACGCAGAGAAGAGGCGGTTCGCGCGGACAAGCGCAGAAAGCATCATTCTGACCGGAACGATATCGAAGTAGCGGCAACGGTTCAGGCCGATGCGATCATGCGCCATCGGCATGGCGTTCGGGAGAGAATGCGGTTGGCGGACAAAATATTCCACCAGATCAATGATCTGGTCAGTGATAAAACGCTTTTACCCCGCATCCTCGAAGCCCTGGAAAATAACGAGGCCAAGGCCTATGCCAAGCTGCTGGACAGAGTCTCTTCCCTGCCGGAAGCGGTCAAGATGTTCGATAAGATGATGCAGTCCTATCGTGTCGGTGTGACCATGGAGCGAGAAGCGCTGGGGATCACTGACGAAGAGGGCGCCGAAAACCCGCTGACCGTGTTCCTGACGAGTCTCAGCGGTAAAGCGCTGGTCCCGAAGACCGCGCAGCAAGACGAGGCCGACCAGTGAGCGCGGCAAGCGTCCAGATTGTGCGCGACCTGTCCGACCCGCTCTGGCGCCTTGCCAATCTGTACAAGATCATCACGAAGGATGAGCACGAAGACGCCGCCGGCAACATGAGCAAGGTGGTCCAGTTTGTTCCGAACTGGGCGCAGGCCGATTTCAACGGCGCCATCCATTTCCGCAACCTGATCCTGAAGGCCCGGCAGCTGGGGTTTACAACCGACATCACCATTATCTGGCTCGACCATGCCCTTTTTGTCGCAAACCAGCGCTGCGGGATCATCGCCCATGAGGCGGAGGCCGCCGAGGTGATTTTCCGCGACAAAGTGCGTTTTGCCTACGACAATTTGGACCGGACGTTGCGCGACGCGATGCCTCTCAAAAAACAGACCCAGAAAGAGCTGGTGTTTGGCCACAACAACTCGGGGATCCGGGTAGCGACGTCAATGCGGTCTGGGACCATCGACCGCCTGCACATCAGCGAGTTCGGGAAGATCTGCAAGAAATACCCGGAAAAGGCTGTGGAGATCATGACCGGCTCTATCCCGGCCGTACCGCTGGAAACCGGGATCCTGATCATCGAATCGACGGCGGAAGGGGACGAGGGTGATTTTTACAACCTGGTCAAGAGAGCGATGGACCAGAAAAAGCCGGATGAAGCCCTGACCAAGCGGGATTATAAACTGCATTTCTACCCCTGGTGGTCGGAGCCGACATACCGGATGCCGGCGCACAACGTGAGTATCACGTTTAAAGACCACGGTTATTTTGACGCGGTTGAGGGCGAAGCGGACACTGTTCTGGATATGGAACAGCGGGCTTGGTATGTCGCCACCCGGGACGCCGACTATCCGGACAATCCCGAGCGGATGTGGCAGGAATACCCCAGCACCGAGACCGAGGCGTTCCAGACCTCGTTTGATGGGAAATATTACGCCAAGCAAATTGCGACGATGCGGAAAGACGGCCGGGTCCTTGATATCCCGGTCCTCGATGTCCCGGTTAACACGTTTTGGGATATCGGGAACTCCGACGGCTGCGCAATCTGGTTTCATCAGCAGATCGGCATGGAAGATCGGTTCATCAACTACTATGAAGCCCACGGCGAAGACCTGCGCGAGTATGTCAAGCAGCTGAAGAAGACCGGGTTCCTGTTCAATAAACATTTCCTCCCGCACGACGCGGATCACCACCGGCTGTCCGACGATAACCGATCAACCGAGGAGATGTTGAACGACCTGGGTGTCACCGACACCGAGATCGTGCCCCGGATCGACAACCTGAATAACGGGATTTTATTGGTCCGCAAGCATCTAAAGAGCTGCTTTTTTGATAAAACCGGCTGCGACACCGAGCGGGAAGGGGACGGCGAGGGGCAACGGCCCGGCCTGGTCCGGCTGGCCAACTATAAAAAGACCTGGAACCCGCGCGACGGCCGCTGGCGCGAAGACCTGCCGAACAAACAGGATGGAAACAGCGAGGGAGCCGACGCCTTCCGGCAGTTCGCCCAGGCAAAAGAGGAAGGTTTGATTACGATCAAGGGCAAAGCGGCTACCCGCCGGGGCACACGCGCCCCCGTGGATTGGAGAACGGGATGATCGAAGAAGTGCAGTTGATGGTCAGCCAGGAAGGGAAGGACGGCGGGAAGGACGGCGGCCTCGATCTCTACACCTTCACCCGACATCTGGACGAAATTAAGGAGCAGCCGCCGTTCCGCGCCAGAGCGGACCGGGAGATGGACTACTATGACGGCAACCAGCTGGATGCGGAAATCCTCCAGAAGCAGAGAGAGAAGGGGATCCCGCCTGCGGTAGAACCAATCATTGGGCCTACGATTGACAGTGTGTTGGGGTTAGAAGTCAAGACCAGGGCCGACTGGCGGGTTACCGCAATCGGGGGCCGGGACGGCGCCGACGATGTAGCGGAAGCCCTCAACGAAAAACTGAATTTGGCGGAAAAGGAAAGCCGGGCGGACCGGGCCTGCAGCGACGCATTTAAAACCCAGATCTGTGTCGGTATCGGCTGGGTGGAAGTGTCCCGCGAGCCAGACCCGTTTAAATTCCCGTACCGATGCAAAAGTGTCCATCGCAATGAAATATGGTGGGATTGGTCCTCGCGGGAGTCGGATCTGTCCGACGCACGGTACCTGATCAGACGGCGCTGGATGGATCGGGATATAGCGGTTTTGCTGTTTCCGCAGCACAGGGACCTGATAGAGCGCACGGTCTCGGGCTGGAACGGCTTCGACTTTGAAAGCCTCTCGCTGGATGGCGGGGATATGACCGGTCTGGCGATGCGGATGCACGAAGAACGCGGTTGGTCAATCGAGGAACAGGAATGGCGCGACATTACTAATCGCCGAGTCTGTATTTTCGAGGTCTGGTACCGGAGCTGGGAGCGGGTGCTGGTTATCCGGACCCCGGACGGCCGCATTGTGGAATACGACAACGACAATATGATGCATGTCGCCGCCGTGGTGCGGGGCGGGATCCAACCGGAACAGGCTATCGTCAGCAGGATGAACCGGGCCTACTACCTCGGCCCCCACAAACTACACGATGGCCCGTCACCCTACAGCCACAACAAATTCCCGTATGTGCCCTTTTTCGGCAAACTGGAAGACCGGACCCGGGTTCCCTACGCACTGATCCGGGGCATGATGTTTCTCCAGGACGAGGTTAATGCCCGGATCAGTAAAATGCACTGGGGCCTGGCCGCCACCCGGACAATCAGAACGGATGGCGTGTATTTAGGCACTGACGAACAGCTACACGGCGAAGCTGGCCGGCTCGATGCCGATATCGTACTCGATCCGAAAGCAATGGCGAAGCAGGGAGCGATGTTCGAGATCGAGCGTGATTTCGAACTGAACGACCAGCAAGCAGCCCGCCTGATTGATGCGCGGGAGGGGATCCCGCGCTCAGCCGGAGTTACGGCTGCGTTTAAGGGCGAGAAGGAAGGGGATGTGTCAGGTGTGGCGTTTGACGGCTTGGTGTCACAGTCTACCCAGGCCCTGGCGGAGATCTACGACAATTTCAAGGATGGCCGCGAGCAGGTCGGCGATTTGCTCGTCTCGATGATTGTCGAGGATATGGGCTCAGCCGAAGAGAAGGTTTTTATCCCCGGCAACGGAGTGAAAGATGACCGGGCCGTGACGCTGAATGCCCCGACGTTCGATGAAAAGCTGGGGATTAAGTATCTGAACAACGACGTCCAGCGCACAAAACTAAAGGTCACGTTGTCCGATGTTGTGTCGACCGCCTCATTCCGAGCCCAACAACTGAACGCGCTGAGTGAGGCGGTAAAGGGTATGCCGGCTCAGTACCAGGCGATCATGCTGCCGCATATGTTCACGTTGATGGATATCCCCGATAAAAAGGAGATCATCCAAGCGATCAAGCAGGCAAACAGCCAGTACACCCCGGAACAGGTCGACAAAAAAGTCAAGGAGGCGGTGGTAAAAGCCCTGAAAGATGCGGGCGCCGAAGAAAAGCGGATCGCTGCCACGGCCGACGCACGGTACAAGGACGCGCAAACGGCCGGGAAAACCCTGGAGACGTTCCTCAAAGCCTTGGAAACTGCGGGGTTTGTGATCCAGTCGCCTGAGCAAATCGCCGTGGCGGATAATTTAATCGAGACGGCGCACAGTGTCGTGGCTCCGCCCCCCGCGCCGCCACAGGAAACAATTACTGGGATACCCGGGACCGGGCAGGTTGCGGATATGCCGGGACCCGAAGGCGTCATCGAACAATAGAATCTAACGGAGAAGACCATGCGAAAACGTGAATTGATTAAAAAAGGATATGACATGGTGGTTGCAAGCCTGACCGGACATGCTGCGAACGTAACCGGGGCAGCATGGACGGTCGCCACCAATCAGGCGGGAGATGGCCTGGCTCACCAGGTTACAATCAGAAACGATGCGGCTACCGACCATTCCGGGAAGACCATTGCACTGACCGGCACGGACGCCAACGGCAACGCTCAAACCGAGACCGTGACCGGCCCCGAAGGATCAGCCACCGTTACCAGTACCAAGTTTTTTCTGAAACTGTTGACAGCAACGCCGTCGGCGACCATCGGCGCCGACACCATGGATATAGGCTGGCTCGCCGCCGGTGTTTCGCCGTGGTTTGAAATGCCGTGGCTCCAGTCGCCTCTTGACCCGGTAGCCGTTGCAGCCCACATCGCCAATACCATTGATTTTGATATCGAGCATACCTACGACGATATGAATGCTGACGCAGTGGCGTTCAAGAATGCGTCGGCGACGGGCAAGACGGCGGATGTTGAGGTGGTTTACACCGCTCCGCCCCGGGCCGTTCGGGTGAATGTAAACAGTCACACGGACGGCGAAGTGACGTTGTATGTATTGTAGTTTTGAAAACCTGGTCGGCAATCAGTCCGCCGCCCTTTTTTGTAGTTAATCCATACCGCGTCGCGGCGATAAGCGGGGCAGCCAGTCGCTGCCATGGAGGTAGTAGAAGATGGATCCAGTGAAAAACGAAGAGTATTTCATGGCAAACCTCGAAGAGTGGGGAAACCTGACCGACGAGCAGCGGAGTTCTATTCTTACCGGGGGGTTCGAAACCCTTGAGGCCGATAATCTGGAGAAGCTGGAAGGTGAAGATGTCCACGCCGCAGCGTTACCGGATAACAGCGACGCGGCCGACGCTGACGGTGGAGAAGGCGATGAAGTTGGCGAAGGGCAGGGCGAGCCCGAGGGCGTCCTGGCTAAAGACGGTAAGAATATCATCCCGTTTGCGGAGCTGGAAAATACCAGGACCGAGCGGGATAAGTTTAAAGCCGATTTGGAAGCGCTCCGTGGGCAATTCACGGAAAACCAGGCAGCCATGACGGAATTGCAAGCCAACCTGGAAGCGGCGAAGCAGGCTGATCAGGATGCGGGCGGCGGCACCGAGGAGCAGGAAAAAATCCTTGAAGATTTCAAGGAGGATTACCCGCACATTGCCGAAGCCACCGAGGCCTTGTTCAACGGCAAGATGAAAACCCTTGAGGGCAGGATTAATGCGTTAAGCGAACAACTTAACAACGATATCAAGCCCCTAAGGGAAAGGTCAGAGCGGAACGCTAACGATGAGCATGCCAACGCGATCAGGGAGGCACACAGCGATTACGCGCAGATAGCCAGCAGCGGGAAGCTGGCTGAATGGATCCAAGCACAACCGTCGTTCTTACAAGGGCGCTTCTTTGAGATCACCAAAACCGGTTCCACTGCGGAAGTGATCGAATTGTTCGACGCCTACAAGAAGGACAACCCTACCGCCGATGTGAGCGGCGACTTCGATGCCGCTACGGACAAAGCCAAGGCCGACGCCGCCGCCAAAGCCGCAACGGCAAGAGGGGAGGGAAAACCGCCAGTGAGTCTCAGCGACGCCGCTGGCGGGAAGCCGCATTCGGACGAAGGCGAGCGGTTGCGTTCGATGAATGGCGGGCAGCTGCTTTCGCAGTTTGAAGGCAAAACCCCCGATGAAATCGAGGCGATTATGTCGCGCATCGTCTAAACCAATTAACCGAGCCTGTCATTAGCCAGGCCTATTTATAAAAAGGAGTACCTGAAAAATGGGACAGACACAAATTGCATACGGCGACCCCCAGGCCGTTCAGATCCAGTCGGCGGGGCTTTTTACTGCTAACCAGCAGCGCCTGACGATGATGAACCGACTGACCGGGAAGCTGCCGCAACAGAAAGACGCAGAGGCCAAGCTTCGTAGCCAGTCCAAAAACGAAATGCCGATTGTCCGCTGCATGGATCTAACCAAGACCGCCGGCGACGAGGTGAATTTCGACCTGATCAACCCGATTGGCGGCAAGCCGATCATGGGCGAGAAGACTGCGGAAGGGATGGGTGATGCGATGAGCTGGTCGCAAGATTCCCTGCGGATCAACCAGACCCGTAAGCCGATCTCAGCCGGCGGTAAAATGACCCAGCAGCGGACCCCGCACCAACTCCGCAGCCTGGCCCGGAGTCTGGGCCAGAACTACATGGACCGCCTGGAAGATCAGCTTTGCCTGGTCCATATCGCCGGCGCCCGGGGCTTCGCCAACGATATTGAGTGGGCCGTCCCCTTGGCGTCCGATGCCGATTTCAGCGAGATCGTGGTCAACTCGGTGAAGGCGCCGACCAAAAACCGCCATTTCATGTCAACCGGGACGGGAATCGAAGGGATCAAGGCCGGCAGCAACGAAATTACCATCGCCACCACCGACGTGATGAACGCTGATCTGGTCGATGCGCTGCGGACCAAGCTGGACGGAATGCCGTTGCCTCCGCCCCCAGTTAAGTTCCCGAACGATCAGGCCGCCAACGATGCGCCCCTGCGGGTATTGCTGGTGTCGAGCGAGCAGTACACCAGCCTGGTTCAGTCCACCAACTTCCGGACCTACCAGTCCAACGCCATGGCGCGGGCCTCGATGGCCAAAAACAGCCCGCTGTTCATGGGCGAGGCCGGTCTCTGGAACGGGATTCTGATCGTCAAGATGCCGAAGCCGATCCGCTTCTTTGCCGGCGACTCGCTCAGATGGTGCGCCTCGGCAACCAGCGAGACCGAAACCGCTACCGATCTGGTCCCGTCCGGCTTCAGCACCACCCATGCAGTTGACCGGGCACTTTTGCTCGGCGGGCAGGCGCTGGCTGAGGCCTACGGCAAGAACGTCAAGACCGGTAACCCCTATTTCTGGTCGGAAAAAGAGCTGGACCACGGCGATAAGCTGGAAGTCCTGATCGGGATGATCGCCGGCAAGAGTAAAATCCGGTTCCTGATCGACCACGGACCCCAGAAGGAATACACCGACTACGGCGTGATGGCGATTGACACCGCCGTCAAACTGTCGGCGTAAGCCAGCCAGGGTAACAACGGCATAAACCAATAATGCGGCCGGGCTCCTTGGCCCGGCCGCCCTTGAACAAGGAGATCCAGAGATGAAGAAAGATTATGTTGATACGATCGCCCAATTTGGCGGCGTTGCCTACGGGAATAAAAGCTATCTGCGGTCGCGGTTCGCGACCAACGCTAGCGGCATTATGGTTGATAGCGATCTGGCGACTGCGGTGGTAGACACTACCGTCGTGAAGCTGCTCAAGCTGCCGGCCGGGATGGAGTTGATTGATTTTCAGATGAAGATCTCGGACGCTTTCACTGCCGCCACTACCGCCAAGTTCGGGTTCGAGTACTGTGATGGCGTCGACGTCACCGCCGTGCCCGAGGATGACGATTATTTCATGGCTGCCACGACCACCGCAGCGCTCGGTCTTTCCCGGATGGTACTGGGGAGCGCTCCGGTAGTTCTGCCCAAGGATGCCTACCTGATCATGACGGTAGGTGGCGCGGACCATGCGTCCGTCGGTGTCATGGATGTGGTTGTTGAAGGAATCCTTCGCGGCCCCAAATAAACCGTAACGGCGGGGTGACCGCCGTTACGAACGACCGATGGCGGGCCGGGTGATCATGCCCGGCCCGCCATCCTGGAGGAAGAGATAATGGTTGGAAGATTGTTGATTGCGATGGTGGCACATGCAGTAATTCGCGCATATCGGTTGGCTACGGGCATCCCTGGCGACATGGGCGGCCCGCCTTTCCAGGCCTGGCAAGAAACCCCGCAAGAGTACAAGGACCAGGTTGTCGCAGGCGTAGAGCAATATCTGGGGAACCCGAAGGCCAGCGCCAGGGATCTGCATGAAGAATGGGTCGCCAGCAAGAGATTGGAAGGATGGATTCACGGCGAGGTTCTTGACGAGGAGCTGAAACTCCATCCTCTCATGGTGCCATACGCCAGCTTGCCCGAAGAGACAAGGACCAAAGACCAGCTTTTCCAGGCGACGGTTTTGGCGATGGCAGAGCTGCCGGAGCAAAGCGCCAAGGTTGTTGACAGCAGCGTGGTCCCGGTCAAATACATCGGCCAGCGCCTGCGGTATACGGACGGTCTCTATAAAACCGGGCTGACCTGGGAGAAAGGCCAGACCTTGCCGGTTCCAAAAGCCAAGGCGGCGCAACTTCTCAATCACCCCGACCAGTATGTCTTGGGAGATATGGCGGAAATGCCGACTGATACGGCCACCAGCCGCCAGACCGCGGGCGATGATATCCCGCTGCAGCACGAAGAGCCCGCACTGTCCGAAAAGGAACAGAGCGAGCAAGACGAGATGGACGCCGACCGGCTTACCGATGCCGAGCAGTCTGTTCGGAATATGACCGATACCGCGACCGTGCGGGACTTCGTTTTTAAGAACTTTTCCGGCCAGAAGATGTCTCACAACATCGGCATTGAAAAAGCCAAGGAGAAAGCCATTAATCTGATCCACCAATTCGGGATCCCGGGTTAAGACATGCGCTACGGCAAACTCAGAACAACAGTCGCCGAATGGCTGGATAAGTCTAATCTGGACCACATGATCCCAACCTTTATCCGGTTCGGCCAGAATCTGCTGGAAGCTGAAATGAGGCTGGAATCCATGATTGCCACCCAGAACATAGCCCTGGCTATCGGGGCGCAGTCGTTCCTGGAGCCGAGCCTATTCTTGGAGCTTGATACCGTGCGGCTGATGTCGGCCGACGACAGCCATGTCAAATATAAACCGATGACCAAAAGGGAATGGCGATTCTTTGTGGAAAACCACCTGCCGAGCGTGGATCCCGGCCTGCCGGAATATTACGCCAGGGCGAATGTGGTGGAAACGACTGACGTGTCTCTGCCTGATACTGGAATCACGGCCCTGACGGCCAGGTCGTTTGTTTTTGACCGGCCGGCAGATGTGGCCTATATCCTGGAATATTCGTTTTACCGGAAAGAGGCCGAACTGGTAGCGGACAGTGATACCAATTGGTGGCTGACCAACGCCGAAGAGGCTCTACTGTACGCCGCCATGGCGAAGGCCGCCGTCTATTTGGCCGACGACGATCCGCGTATTAAAACCTGGCTGACCGGGTATGAGCTGGCCAAGGAAGCGCTGGTTTCCAACGACCGCAAAGCAAGGCGCGGGGGCAGTAAGCCCAGCGTAAATAGACCAGGGGATTAATAATGGCCGGACTTGACGATCTGAACGCAAGCATCCCGGACGGGAAATCGGCCCTGGGCCTGGGCGATAACGCCATCCGCCTGGTGATCACCAAGCTGCTGGAATATGCGGCCATCGAGCATGCCCTGACCGGCGAACATACCTTCGGGGTGGGGACCATCGCCCAGCGCCCGGCCGCCGGACACAAGGGCCGGTTTTATATCCTGACCACGGCCGGGGTCGCGGTCGAGCTGCAATACGATACCGGCAGCGGATGGGCGACGTTGACCAACAACCAGGCGGTGGTTAATTACGCCGAGGGCCTGGCCTCCCATGCCAATGCCTCGGTGCTGGCTCATCCGGACGGCAGCGTGACCGCGGCGAAGATTAAGGCCGGGGCGATTCACAAGGGCCACCTGAACGGCACCACCTCCGTGGAATCCATCGCCTCATTGGTTGGCGGCGCGGCCACCAGTCTGCATCATCACGATGCCGGCGAGGGCTCGAACGGCATGACTACATTCAGCGCACCGGGGGCACATACCGTAACATTCCCGCCGGGAGTTTACCGGATGTTTTTCACCATAGCGGCGGGCGGCGGTGCGGGGGGGGCTGGTGACTACGGGTACGGTATGGCTAACCCCAGCGGCGGCGGCGGCGGCGGAGCCGGGGCGGAGATTAGAAGCTACCCCGTAACCCGCGACCCCGGCACGGTTCTCGATATATATGTCGGCCGGGGTGGGGTTGGTTTTAATGACCCCGATAGTGCCGGTGGAAACGGTGTTGATTCGTGGATAATCGGTCCTGGTCAGGTCTTCGCCCCTGGTGGGATTGGTGGCGGTGGCGGCAAAATCGGCGGTGGCGGCGGCGCATCCAGCAACGGTTTGCTCTATTGGCCGGCTGGCCACGGGGGTGGAAACGGCGGTACGGACGGCCTGGCCGCCCTTCCCGGTAGCGATACCTGTTGGTATGACGGCGGGGCTGGCGGCACATCTGACGGCGGCGCTATTAAATACGGCGGCGGCGGCGGAGCCGCATCATTCCAGGGCCTGGGAGGCAATGGCTCCGATCATTCGGACGGTGCAGTTCCAACGGCGGGTGGAGTTTCTGCAGGCGGCGGCGGCGGCGCGGGGAGGCATCAGGGTGAAGCAACCTTTGGCGGCGATGGCGGCGACGGATTAATCATTGTGACCTGGTGAGATTATGGCGAACGCGAAGAAGATAAACATATCATGGTCGGCCACCGGGCTGACCGTTTACGCGATAATCAGCCGGGTGGCCGACGGATATTTACTGAACAGCGTGGGGGCGTTTGCCGACAGCCCCGTTACCCCCTACCTTGGTCTGAATGAAAATACGGTACTGAAAGGGCGTTACGAAGTAAGCGAATCCCGGAGTGTTTGGGATGACGGTTTCTATAATGTCCTGATCTACAAACAAAACGGCAGTTCCCCAGCACCCGGAGCCGATACGGTTATCGGCTCGGCCCGGTTTTATGTGCAGAACGATCTGGAAACGACGGAGCGCAATATAGCCGACCAGACAGACCGGCTCTTGTTCGACGGTGACGGCAACGTTAAGTCGACCCGGACCTACGAGGAAGGGGCGGTGGTTGAGGATGAAGAAAACAGCCATTACTCCGTGACAACCGATCTGGCCGAAACCATTGACGACTACTGGCTGGGGGCTTACGTGAAATTCACCACCGGCGCGGTCAACGGCCAGGTTAAAAAAATCAAGTCTTTCAACGCCACCACCAAGGTCCTGGCGTTTACCGCGCCTCTGACCGAAACTCCGGCGGCGGGCGATGTTTTCAAGATAATCAACGAGTGAGGCCGAAATGAGCGCGATTGTGCCGAGCGAAATAACCTTTTACCTGACCCCGAACGGCAACGCCGAGCCCACCCTGTCGCTGGGCGGCTCGACCGGCACCATCCAGGTTGGGGCTGGGCTGCATAGCCTCTTCGATCTGGTCAGTTCCGGAGAAAGCGAGGATGGGGATGTCGAGTATCGGGCTATCGATGTGAAGAACACCAACCTGGTCGAGACCCTTTACAATGCGGTGGTCTATATCTCCCAGGCCACGACCGGGCCGGATGACTCGATTGAGATTGCCTATGATGCCACCGGGACCCAGGCCATCGACGACGAATCGACCCCGCCGGCCGATGTGGTCTTTTCGGCCCCGGTCAGCAAGGCGACCGGCATCGCCCTGGGCGATATCGCGTCCGGCGGCCGCCGGCGGATCTGGCTGAAGCGGACTATTGTCGCCGGGGCCAGCCCCGGGACCAGCGAGGGCGAACTGACCGTGGTCGGCGACACCTATGACAGCGGAGCCTGATAGATGAGCCTGATTCTGTTCGAGGATAATTACGACGTAGGCAGTCCGCGCAAGGTCAAGTGGGCGATGGTCGGCGATGTAGCCACCGGGTTCGCAACCTCATGGGCGCTTACCGCGGCGGTTGAGCAGGTTCAGCTGTTCAGCTGGCAGCTCTGGGGCAAGGTGGCGGCGACGCTCACCTACTCATACGGGATTATGACGGCCATGAGCCGCAGCCTCGCCTATTCGTGGAAGATTATCGGGTTCCTGTCCGGCAAGGCCCGGCGCACCTTCTTGGTGGCCAAACAAGGGATTTATCTGATGTCAAGAGGGAGGCGGCGCTAAATGGTGGAATATTACGGGGTTGCGGTAGACACGGCGGCGGCGGTCGACCAGGTCACCGCTGACCGGATCAACGGCCTAACCGGCGGCATTGAAAACGAGATGAAGATGCACCGGCGCACGATCCGGGCCTTGGCCGCCCTGATGGCGCCCCGGCTCTATACCCAGGCCGAGATCACCCAGGCCAACAAAGCGGCCGACCAGGCCCAGCGGATCGACCGGATTATTGAGGGTATGGTTCTGGAAGGCAAGGAATTCAAGATAACGCACGGATTAGCGTAAATGGACCGTCTGGTAAAGGCCCCGGAAGATCAGTTCAACTTCTCCATCTCCTTCGACCACGATCTGGAGACCACGGAGACGATCACCGGCTATGCCGTTTACAGCGGCAACCGGGAGAGCGGCGAGGCCAGTACCGCCACGCTGATCGCCGCCACCGAGCTGACCGACCAGACCATCGAAGTAATGCTCCTTGGCGGGCAGACCCAGGGCGAACAGCACAAGATCACCGCCGTGGTCTATACCGATCTGAATAATGTCATCGAAAAGGACGTGGCGATTGATGTGTTGGATATCGATATCGACCACTTCTATAAGCAGTCTGCCGAGGAATTCAAGATTGCCGTGGATTTCGGGCCGCTTCTGGACGAGGGCGAAAGTCTCGGCGCGGATTCTATCGTGATCTATGCCCTGCTTGAGGCCGATCTCTCCGATGTTACCGCCGCCACCACCGGCCCCAGCGGAATTGACGCCGATACCGGCCGGCAGGTCGAGCTGAAGGTCAAGGGCGGCAACCACGATGATTTCATTATGATCGGGGTGCAGGCGGACTGCGTTAACCAAATTCTGGCGACCACCAAGCGGCTGCGGCGGATTGTCAATATGTCGATCATCGATGACGGCTATTACGGGACCATTGCCTGGGATTATGCGACCAGCGACGATAGCATTGCGGTTGACGGAACGGCGGTGGTGGCGATTGCCGGCAGCGGCGGGCCTTTCACCTGGGCGGTGACTGGGACTGGCTATACGCTGGCCGAATCGACCACAACCGGCTTAACCAACCAGCTGAACGCCGCGAGTAACGCCTGCGGGGATGCCGAAATCACGGTGACCAATGCCTTTGGGGACAGCGCCACCGGCACGGTTGCCGGCCCGGTCAATGCGGTACTTTGGGATGATGATACCAGTGACGATACCGTGCTCCGGAACGGCTCGGCGGTAATTGCGATCAACGGGACCTGCGGGCCTTTCACCTGGGCGGTGACCGGGACAGGGTTCTCCATGGAAAATCCAACCACAACCGGCTTAACCAACCAGCTCAACGCCGATGGCACAGCTTGCGGAGTAGCCGAAATTACCGTGACCAATGCCCAGGGGTTAAGCGCAACCGGGTATGTGCGGGCGACCTATGGGAGCTGGGTGCAAATCGCTACCGGAGCCGGCGCAGTTGGGTATATAAGTGGGGTCGGCGCGTGCATAGCATTTTGCGGCAATCAGAGCGCAACTGGAGCATACGGCGGGACTTGGGAGTTGGTCGTTGGGAAATATAAGTTGCGGGAAAAATGGTCTTTCGTCGAGCTATCCTTAACATGCCCCGTGGCGAACGAGGTGGAGGTGGAGGTGGCACAGCCGACAGACTGCGGGACATTAGAGCCCGGTTGGGGCGGGCAAGGGATATTTCCCTGTTGCGTCCAAGGTGTGTATACACCAACAAGGTATGCCGCTTTTTACCTGAGAGAGGGCGATAAAATACTCTACGAGTGGCAATGCTAAATGAAACAACTAGCCGGGTTTTCAGCCAAAGACAAGCGCACAGCCGCCCGGATCTGGCGGGTTCTGGATGGGCACGGTCTGACCCTGGCCGACCTGGAGAGACACAATGAGCAGGCGGCTACGCACCCCGCTCCGGGTACCACTAAACCAGTAAACAGGCCGCAACCCCCGCCGTACATGCGGCCCGGCGAAATTGCCACGGCCATTGGCCTGAAATGCGTCTGCGGCGGCACGTTTTATATCGAAGCGCTGTGCAGCAAAAATGCAGCTAAATTGAATTGCATTCGTTTGGCCCTCTGCGATAGTTGCGGCTTTGAGGTGAAGATCCGATGAAAATAAAATCCTTCCGCCAGGGCATCAAAAACCGGGGAATCAGGACCAACTACCCGACCGAGCTGGTGGACTGGTCTACCGGCCGCAATGTCCGCTTCTTTCCCGGCGGGGTGGCGAAGGACCTCGGCAAGACCCTGCTGGTTGCCGGGGTTGATCCGGTCCGGGAGTTTTTCACCTTCATGGGTCATGACGGGGTGGTGCGGACCGTGGTCTGCACCGATACGACGATCAAGGCCTATACCAACGATTTTACCACGGTCGAGGATATTACCCCGACGGTGGCTCCGGCGGCGGCTAACGCCCGCTGGCAGTTCGCCCTGGTGGCGGGGTTGCTCCTGATCACCAACGGGGTGGACGGGTTGTGGTCGTGGAGCGATTACGCCAATCCGGTCCAGCTGGAGACCATGGCCGGGTTCGGCGGCGATTTCGGGCGGATCGGGGTTTTAGGGAAATCGATGAACCGGCTGCTCCTGGCCGACTTTGTCGAGAACGGCGGGACCTGGAAGGCGCGGGCGCGGTGGGGGAATATCGCCAAGCCCCTGACCATGGGCGAAGGGGTTACCGATACCAACGGCTATAAGGACCTGGTCGACCCGATGGAATCCGAGGAGGCCAGTGAGACTATCCTGGCCTATTCCAGTATCGGGCGGCGGACCCTGGCTTTCACCAACCAGAATATCTGGTTCCTGGACCCGGCCGAGGCGCCGGAGGATTATACCGCCGTGATCGGCGCCGGGGGCTACGGGCTCCTGGCGGCCGGGCTGGTGGTGAAGACCGATAAGCGGGCCATCCTCTTTGCCGGCAAGGACGATTTCTATCTGTTCGGCGGCAGTGAAGCGCCGACCCCCATCGGCTTCGATATCCGCAACAGCTGCTTCCCGAACCTGAACAAGGCGGCCCTGGCCTCCTCGTTTGGCTACTACAAGCCGGCCACCAAGGAAGTTTATTTCTGCGTACCGACCGGCAGCAACACCAGCCCGGACACCGCCTTTGTCTATCAGCTCGAAACCAAGGCGTGGTCGATCAAGGACGTGGATTATACCTGTTTCGGACATGCCTACGACAACACGAACTTTACCTGGGACGATAACCCGTTCGGGGCCTGGGACTCGATCACCGACAGCCGCTGGGACGAGATGACCAAGAACGGGGTGATCCCCTACGGGATTGTCGGCGACGCGAGCGGCAATATCTATAAGGTCGATGTCGGTTACAACAACAACGGCGCACCGTTCCGGGGAGTGATCGAGACCGGCGATATGGTTTTCGGTTCGGAGCTGCACGACAAGCACATTACCGCCCTGTATCCGGCGATCAAGCCGCAGACCGAAGAGCGGCCGCTGATGATTCAGGTCGGGGTGCGGGAGTCGTTGCACCACGATATCCAGTGGAGCTACCCGCAAGCGGTGGGGATCGGCTCCGGGGTCAAGGCGGATTTCCGCGCCCGGGGCAAGTATATCCGGTTCCGGTTTTTTACCGAGTTGAAGGATTCGCCCTTTATGATGGAAGGGCATACCACCAAATATTTCATGGGAGGAAGCAGATGAGCGACGGGAAGGGGCAGAATGCAGGGGCGGGAAAAGCCACGGGTGATGAAAAGATCGAGCCGGTCCTGATTATCGGGACCATCTCGCCGCTGTCGTCCTTGATGCACTCGGTTTGGGAGTTTTTGAAAGGCCCGGCCGAGCAGATAGCCAAGATGGCGCGGGGCGAATACGAGGCGTATGACGTTTTCCGGGCCGTCTACTTCGGCCATGCCTTCCTGTATGTGGGCTATATGTGCGACTCCAAGGCGGATGCCGAGTTTGCGGCCAAGAGCCCGGAGGCCGCCAACGTGGTGGTCGCCAAGTATGTCACCATGAAGCGGGAAAAGGATCTGGTCGGCTATACCGTAGTGCGGATGGACGAACGGGCGGCCCATATCTGGCAGGCCTACATGGCCGAAGGGTTCCGGGGGACCGAGAAGTTCGACCAATGCCTGGCCGTGATCGAGGAGGGCATGAAGAGCGTCGGGGTTCCGGCCGTGACCTTCTCCGCGATTCGGGCCGGGATGGGCGAACGGGTCAAGAAGGCGGGCTATCGGGAAGGGATGACCTTGTACCATAAGGTGCTGAAAGAGACCGAAGAGCAGAATATCGGGATGATGGTGTAAGCGATGGGCGGCGGCGGTGGCGGCGCAATGACGGTAAACGAGAATCCTTTGCCGGATTGGGCGCAGACATATGTCGAGCAATACCTGACCCGGGCCGAAACGGAGTCTCTGGCAGGATATATCCCGTACAAGAAAGCCACCTATGCCGTCCGCAACCAGAACGAGATTGACGGCATTGCCGCCCTGGCCGCCCGGGCGACGGCCGGCAGCATCGTCACCGAGCTCGGATCCACATTATTGATCGCCACTTTGAAGGGGGAACGGTTGAGCGGCTACCCCTCAAAAGACGCGGAATGGGCGGTGCGGGCCGATGAGGCCTATGACGATTTTATCTACAGTACCCTGCCGGAGATCGCCACCCGGGCCAATAATGTCGGGGGATTCGGCGGCAGCGGCCACGAAAAGACCAAGATCAGGGCGGCCCGGACCCTTTTCAATACCCTGGCCAACCTGGCCTATGAGATCTATGGGGCCGATTATTTCAGCGAACGCAAGTATATGAGCGATGCGATTGCCAACGCCGAAGCTTACGCCGAAAACAGCCTGAGGGAAATCGACGCCCTGCGGATGGCCGGTCTTTTCGAGCGGGAGTACCAGCAAGGCATCTTAGAAGATGCTTACCGGATCTGGCTGGACGAATTCGAAGGGGCGGTACGGCAGCTCAATATCATCGGCAACGCGATTCGGGCCATGGTCGGTTCGTCAATCGAGAAGACCACCCCGTATTACCGGCCCGGGAAAATGGCGGAGATCGCCGGGGTTGCCCTGGCCGGGCTTAGTCTGTATGGGCAGGTCTCCAGGCAAAACACAACGGACGGGGCCGCTCCAGTTGAGCCGGGCGCCATTGCAGTCGGGAACAGCGGGGGAGAGTAATGAGCGGCAAAAGTTCATCATCAACTACCACGATCAAAAAACTACCGGAATACGCACAGTTTTACGCCCAGCGCTATATGAAAAGCGCGCGGGACCTGTCCGAGAAAGATTACGAGGGGTACACGGACCCCACCATCGCGCCCCAGGATGACAACGAGATTGCGGCCCTGGTTGCCATGGCCAGCCGGGGACGGGATGGCGACCCGGTAATGAACGAGGCGGTAATCGTTATGGAGCTGATCCTGAACGGCTCCTTCCTGCCCGGGACCCGGCAGGCCTTTATTGATATGTGGAGTTCGGTGCAGAGCGCCTTCGCGACCGAAAGGGCGGCGCTGACGGGCCTGCTGGCCGGCGACACCCTCTACCACGTCGGAGCGCCGATTACGGAAAACCGGAGCGGCGGGCCGCTGGCGGCATACGGGACCAAGGTTATGGAGCGTTTGGAAAGCCGGCTTTACCGGGAAAACCATAAAATGGAGCGCGATGTGCAGAGCGGCGCGGCGAGTCTGGCGCCGGAGATCGGCAAGCAGGGGATACGCGACGCCGAGATATTACGGGTCGCCGGTCTGCACCAGCGGGAATACGATCAATCGGTGTTGCACGACCTGTACCGGACCTGGACGGAAAACCAGGAGAGAAAGATTATTCGCCTGGAGATCTTGGGTAATTCGATCCGGACCATGGTCGGGACGCAGGTGGCTAAGACCAAACCGTACTACCGGCCAAGCAAGGCCATCGCCGCCGCCGGTGGCGCCCTGGCCGGGGCGGCGGCGGGGGCGAAGGTAGGCGCTTCGGGTTCTTATTGGGGAATGGCGGTGGGCGCGGTCATCGGGGCGGTGGTCGGTATTGCCTCATCAGAATAAGGGAGATTGACGAATGGCAACTTACGCAGCGGCGGCAAGCCTTGAAGAGGCGAAAAAGAAGAACGATGCAAAAAAGCAGGGTATGGGTGTACCGCCGGCAAAGTTCGGGGAAGGGGCGACTCTAGTGGATGTCCAGAAAGGGCAGGTGGCGAGGGACGGGGGCCGGGGTCAGATGGCCCAGGCCCACACGCCAGGGCAGGGGATACCGCTGTCCTCTTATCCGGCGAGTATGCCGGAGGGGCCGGTAGCCACCCCCATTAGTCACGTTTCTGGTGGCTTCCCAGGCGACCCTAAGCCATTACCCATAGGGCTTGATGGCTTGATTAACTCGCCCACCCCCGCGCAACAGGGAGACATAGTCCCGCCCCGGGAAAGCACAGGCGGCGTACCGCCGCCGCCAGCGGCAGCCGGCCAGGGGCAAGGCCCAGGCCTTTATTCGCCCGAAGTTGCCCCCCAGGCCAATGGCTCGGCTGGAGTCCCCGGCGCTCCCGTTTCTCTCGGCGAAGCCCCCGGGGTTGATCGCAAGACGGCGCTCAATAAAGGCTTAATGGCTGCCGGGCTCACCATGCTTGACCGCGGTGGACGAAGCTATGACGCCCCGGTCTCGGCTGGTTCGATCATGGGCCAAGGTGGTTTGGTCGGGATGCAGGCCTACGACCAGGACATCCAACGACAACAGGTCGAGAACCGCAATCAGCAGTCCCTCGAAAAAAGCGAGCTTGATATTGCCGGGGCCAAGCAGGATCTCGAAGACAAGCCGCTGGAGACCCAGCGCAAAAAGCTGGTCAATGAGAAACTGGAAGCGGCGATTGACGCCTACAGGGATGACAGCAAGCTTAACAAAATACTGGTTCAGGCCAAAACCGATTATGCCAACGAAAAAAATCCGGAGCAGCGCAAGCGGATCGAGGAGTTTATCCAGGCGTTTTCCGGGACCGGCGAAGACAAGGTTAACCAGCCGTGGGTGCTTGGTACATACCCTGTGCCAAACGGCACCAATGAACTGACTGGCGAACCCGAATATATAGATATGCCCTACGCCTTCAACAAAATTACCCAAGAGTCCCGGCCGATTTCCTATCCTGGAATGACAGCACCGCAAGGGGCACCGACTAAAGAGAAAATCCTTGACGACTCCACGGCCGCTAAAATACTCCGGGAGGTTGGTGGGGACAAAGAAAAAGCAATCGCGCGTGCTCAAGAATTAGGTTATACAAAGTAATGCGCGATACCTTTGATAGAGTAGCCAAGAAAGACAAGGATTCCGCCGGTAAAGGCCTTGGTGAGGTTTTTGCCAGGGTAGCGCCGGAACGGACGATAGGCGATACCGCGACGGACATCGGGATCGATCTTTTAAAGGGCGCTATTTCTGTGCCTGAATCTTTCGTGGGCCTAGCCGATATACCAACCGGCGGCCGCGTCGGGAAAGGACTTGAGTCCATTGGTTACAAACCAGCCGAAGCCAAAGAGATCCTTTCCGACCAATACTCCCCAGCCAGAAAAGCAGCGGGCCAAAAAGTCAATGAAGCGCAGGGCTTAGTCGATACAGTGTCCGCTGCCATTCAAAACCCCTCAGTGATCGCCAGTGGGGCGCTTGAATCTTTGCCTTTGATGGGTGCTGGTGGTGTGGTAGGGCGCGGGCTTGGTATTCTCGGTAAAGCCGGGAAGATGTCGGGGGTCTTGCGCGGGGCCGTTGGCGAAGGCGCTGTGTCAGCCGGAATGACGGCCGAGCAGATCAGGGGAGAGACTGACGATAAGCTTCTGTCCCCGTCACAATCAGCCCTTGCCGCTGCATCAGGCGCAGCGACGGCGCTCTTTGCGCAGCTGGGCGGCAAGCTGGCCCAGAAAGCTGGAATTGGCGACGTAGACACATACCTCGCCCGGCTCCCCGGGGAAGAGGCTAAGAGGGTCAAGAAGAACCTAGTCCGCCGTGCTGTTGAGGGTTTTGTCTCTGAAGGCGTCTTCGAAGAGCTTCCGCAATCGGTCCAAGAGGAAATCGCCCAGAACGTGGCGCTTGGCAAGCCCGCCTTTGAGGGTGTTGATCAGGCGGCCGCCCTCGGCATGTTGTCCGGCGGCTTGATCGGCGGTGGCTTTAATGCCCTGAACTCTGCCGGGACGGACACCCCCGCCGACGAATCAACTCCCCCCGCCGATGTACCCGCGAAACCGCCCGGGCCGTTAGCAAACGCGGCGGCGGCAGGCGGGATCCCCGGCCTCGGCGACACCCTCCGCACTCATGCCTTTGTGCCGGATGACCGGCGGGGACCAGAAGCGGCCAGGTTGCGAGCCCGTGACGAAACCAAGGCCCAGTTTGAAGACAACCTGGCGGGGCTTAACACTCGAAGCCGGGGTATCCCTTCCTCCGCATCCCAGTCAGCGGAAGTATTCGCCGCCGCCGGGCCAACCGAACTGGAAAAACAGGTGGCGCTCCGCACTCAACGCGAAGCCGAGCTTGAACAGACTTTTAGTTCCCTACAAACCGAAGAGCAGCAGACAGCCAATAGGGACAAGGCCAAGGATGAAGCCGGTCTGGACCCGATCCATAATCTCCGGACTGAGATCAAGAAACGCGGCGGCCTGAACCTTGATAACCTCAAGGTTGACTACGACAACGAGACCACCAAGGCCTTAATCAAGAAACTGCCGGGTATCGTCAAGAGAGGCGGCGCAGTAGAGCTTGACGATATTGCCGATGAAATGCGGCATTATGGTTATAAATCAGCCGACGATCTTCTCCGCGCCTTAGTTGAATCGCCGACCAGACGCGAAGCCGAAGCTAGGGCGGTGAAGGGTATCGATGCGGGCTACGGCCACGATAACCGCTTGAATGAATCCGCTGACGAACTGGACAGCAAGGGCTTTGAACCGGTATTTGCGCAGCGCCCGGCCGTGGACCTTAACCTTGGCGACAAGGTAGTGACTGGGCAGGATGCCAATCTACCGGCCGATGAATACGAGGTTAAGGGCGAAACCAGCGACGGCCGGATTATCCTAGAGGATGGGGTAAGGCGCGAAGTCGATGCCTTCGATGCCCTTAATATTGAAGGGATTAAGCGTTCCGGTAAACAAGGATTTGGTGTTCCTGGAGCTGTCGAACCCTCGGCGCCTGTCCGCCAACCTGGCTCCTCCTCCAGGGAAAGCAAGGGCGTCGGGGGGGATTCTTCCCCTGCCTCCACGGAACAAGTCACCAACCCGGCCTCCACGGCCCACGGCCAGGAAGTCAACACCTCGCCCTCCGAGCCGATGAAAAAGGCGGAAAACTACAAGAAGGCGCATGTCAATGTTGACGGCCACCAGATTAGTATTGAAAACCCGGTAGGCTCAATGCGGTCCGGCCAGGATGATGCGGGCAAACGCTGGGAGCAGGAACTGAAGGCGGATTACGGCTACTTCAAGGGCACCGTTGGTTACGACAAGGATCACGTTGACACCTTCATCAAGCCTGGGTACAAGGGCGGCTCGGAAACGGTCCATATCGTTAACCAGCACAAGAAAGACGGCAGTTTCGATGAACACAAGGTAGTGATGGGCGCTGACTCCAGTGCTGATGCCCTGGCGGTTTACAACCAGAACTATGAAAGCGGCTGGACCGGCGGCAAGTCGGTTGTGGCTATGCCGGCGGTCCAGTTTGGCAAGTGGGTCAAGTCTGATGCCCCGAAGACCGGGGAGTTGTTGGACGGCGAAGCGCGGGGGCTGGCCACCATTGAGCAGATCAAGGCCCTGATCCCGGCCAAGAAACACAGCATGATTCGCGAGCAGCTGGCCGAAGTGGAAGAGCTCTTGGCCGAAGGCGCCCCGGGATACACTGTCGGGCAGTGGGCCGAAACCCTGGCCGACCTGGCCGATAACCAGGAAAAGTGGAAGTTTGGAGACAAGAACGCAGACCGGCCGGCGGCGGAAGCGATCATCGGGCAGGTGGACCCAGCCGGTCAGTATGGTATCTCCTATGATTTCAAGCAGCGCGGCGGCTGGGCCTTCACCATTCGCGACCTGAACGGCAGAGTCAACGGCGAACCGCTTGGCGAAAAGGATATGGACGGCACCTTTACCCGGATATCAAAATCAATATTCCGTTTAACGCCGAGTGAATTACTAAAGGAAATCGCCAAACAACAAGATGCCTTTGGCATAATTGATGGGGGTGCTACCAGTGACAGTGAAGAAGACACCAATTCCCAAGACATCGGACCTCAAGCAGACCGTGATGCAAAGCGGGGCAAAACCGAGCCGGAAGCTGGCGCTTTTACACCTGATGAAAGCGAAGTACGGCCGCAAGAAGTAACTGGCGTAATCAAGGCGAAAGATGTCTACGGCAACACCCATTACATAAGCCAAGCGCAGCTGGATAGCGGCAAAACCCTGTTGCGCCGCTTGAACAAGAAAGGTGAGCCGCTTGAGGTTGAAAACACGCTTGTACATCGGGACAATATTGACCTGACCGGCGGAAAAACAACAGCCGCGCACAAAGGCGCTCTGTATATCGCAGGCAAGGAAGATAAGGGGTATGCCTCCCCTGCAATGGCCGAGCAAGGGATTAAGCGGCTGGGGCAAGACATCGATGATTATACCATTGAAGAGGTGGGCGGGCGGTATGTGGCCATTCACAAGAAAGTTTCTGGTGGAAACCAAAAGGGAGCCAATGGAGATGTTCGCACCGGTAAAAGCCAGCCTGATCAGGAGGTACAGGTTGCCGATGACGGCGACCAATCAGCAGATTCTGGACGCGATGGCCAGGGAAGACAGGCAGAACTCCGCATCGAAGAGCTTTCCGAAAAGGCCATTATCATCAAGGGCAATACCCGTGAGCATAAAGACCGAATCAAGTCCGCCTCGCCAATCCGTGCTTTGTGGAATAAAGGCAAGGGTGGCTGGGTTTTTCCAAAGAATCGGGAGGCTGAGATCCGCGAGAGTTTGAAGGACCTTCTTGGAGAAGAAGCGAATACCCAGCCGAGCCAGCCCGGCGAATCGGCTGCTACGGATCGATCTGTGGACTACTCTTGGGCTATACGGGAACCCCCCCCGCAGGTATCGGCCCCTATGGTGATTGAGCCAAGGGTGACGGTATCATACCGGGGCAGAGAGTTGTCGGGTAAAGGCTACGCTGTCCCTGGAATCGAGGGCCTGGCTGTTAAGGTGGTCCCACCGAATGGCAGCAAGACTGACAGCACCAAAATGGGGTGGTCTGTTTGGGTGGGGGATGATCTTGTCTATGTGAATCCGCCAACCGTTCGTGCAACCGAACATTTGGACACCGCCCAAGAAGCGATCAAGGTTGCCACACCAAAACTGCGCCGGATATTTACGGCGATGCAGCAAGGCGGCTTTTCGGGGGTCGCACAGGCAACAGGTGATCAACAGCAAGAGGCTGAAAAACAAACCCCGGACGCCTCTGACACAAGCGCACCATCTGGGGCCACTTCTTCCCCGAACCAACCCTTTGTTGACGCCATTGCCACCAGAATAGAAGAGTGGGTCTCTACCGGGACAAACGGCGGGGCGCGAGCGCTTGACCGCCAGTGGGAGCGCGGGGCAGTCAAGCGCTTCTACGATTCCTATCTAAAGGGGTCCTTCGCCGGTAGCAAAACTGGCGAGTGGGCAAGCGCCAAGGTTGCGGCAGGCAAAGCTGATAGCTTCGATGGGCTGAAAGCGGCTCTGGCAAAGTTGGTAGCCGTTAAGCCCGCGCCATCAACGCCAGTTATTCCGCAAAAAGAACCGTGGCAAATGACAAGAGCGGAGTATCTTGCGGCACCAAAGACTGGAGATAAATACGACGGCGAAGCTTTCCGGTCCGGGAGACATTCTGAATCGGTAAGAAGGGCGATACAAAATAACGAATCGGTTCCAGTCGAAGTCCTGGCTGATTATCCAGGCCTGCAAGTAAAGGAAACCCCGGAATCTTTAACCAAGCAACCCGTTAAGGAAAAGGACACCCCGAAAGAACAAGAGGTTAAGCTGAAAGAACAGCTGAAGGGTTTCGGTGAGTCAAACAAAAAGTTTACCGCCGCCGACGCCGAAGAGGCTCGCCGCATCATGCGCGAGCAGCTGGGCCAGCTCAACATGGGCCTTAACCCCGAGATGCTCAAGGCCGGGATTACCCTGGCCGGCTTTTATATCGAAGGCGGCGCCCGCTCTTTTTCGGACTATGCCAAGAAGATGGTCGCGGATTTCGGCGACGCAATCAAGCCGCATCTCCGCCAGTTCTACGAAGCTATCCGCCAGGAGCCGGACTTTGACACCTCGGGGATGACCACCTACGCCGAGTTGGAACTCCGGAAGGATGTGCCTGCGGTTGAGAGCACGCCAGATCCCAAGTCACTGGATGCGGTTGCCGACTATGAAGTGATCTTTGCCGATGAAAACCTGCGGTTTCAATTCCAGGACGAGCTTGACGACCTTTTCAACCACAAGATATTGGCGTTGGCCCGAGCATTAAGGGATCGCGGCTGGACGATGGATCGTTCCATCGACAGGCTTTCCAAGGATGGGAAGCGGGCCGAAGTGGAGTTGACCCAGGTGGGTGCCGGGAAAAACGTGGTTGGCCTTTCAGTCAACGGTGTCCGGGTAGAACCAGGGGTGAATACGGCTGATACAGCCAATCGGATTGATGCGACCCTTGCGGCTGGATTTGACAAGGCGCAAGAGAAAGCCGATACTGAAAGCAAGGAGGCCCGCGATGATACAGAGCCACAGGGAAGCAATGAAGGCAATGGGGGCGCCATACGGTCACTCGCCCCTGCAACTTCGCAATCTGGCGATCAAGCATTGGCAGGAATGGCTGCCGAAGATGGCGGCGACGCTGGCCAAGGAAAACAGGCTGATCTCTTCGGCGCTGGCCGCGGCCGAAAAAGTGCAACGCGGGATAAGCGAGCAGATGGCGGCCGGGATGCAGCACCACGAAGCAAAAGAGCTGATGCTGAAACGGTACATCCTCCTGGAGCCGGAGAGCGAAGTTTTGGAGAGCCTGGAACAGGAAGGGTAGAACCGGCCGCAATCCCCGGCAAAAACTTCAAAATCACCAAAGACCTAAAGCTTGGCGAAGGCAGTGAAGAGGTCAAGTTCCAGGATAACCTCGCCGCCATCTCCACTCTGAAACGGATTGAAGGCGAACAGCGCCGAGCTACCGCCGAAGAGCAACGCACCCTGGCCCGCTATGTCGGCTGGGGCGGCCTGGCCAACGCCTTCGCCAATCCGGTCACCGGCGATATCAGGGAAGGCTGGCAGGGCAGGGTTAAGGATCTGGCGGGACTGCTTACCGACAACGAGCTTACCGTCGCTCGGAACAGCACAAAGGCGGCCCATTACACCAGCGAAGCCGTGGCCAGCCAGATGTGGGAGGCGGTTAAGCGTCTTGGCTTCAAACGCGGCAACGTCCTGGAGCCGTCAATGGGGATCGGCAACTTTATCGGCCTAACCCCGGAAGGCGTCACCGCCAACGTGATGGGAATCGAGTACGACCCAATCACCGCCCGAATCGGCAAACTCCTGTACCCGCAAGCCACCGTAATCCATTCGGGCTTCCAGCAGGTACCGCTCCCGGAAGGCGTTTTTGACCTGGTAATCGGCAATCCGCCGTTCGGGCAAGAATCCCTGAACTTTCAACACTCCCCGCACTTGAACCGCCATTCCATCCACAATCAGTTCTTCCTGGCCGGGATCGATGCCTTGCGGCCCGGCGGGATCCAGGCCATGGTGGTATCCAGGTACTTAATGGATTCCAAGGATTCCGGCGCTCGCGACGCTTTAGCCGCCGAGGCCAAGCTACTGGGCGTGGTCCGCCTACCCGAATCCGCCTTCAAGGAAAACGCCCGCACCGATGTGGTCACCGATATTATCTTTCTGCAGAAGAAGACCGAGGAGGAAATCGCCGCCACCGAGAAAGAAGAAGCGCCGGCCTGGACCAAGAGCACGGAAATTGAAGTCAACGGCGAACAGATTGCGGTTAATAAGTATTTCCAGAACAACCCCAGGGCCGTGATCGGCACAATGACCACAGCCAGTTCCCAGTTCAGCGGCGCATCATTGGTTGTGAAACTGGAAAAAGGCGCCGACCTTGCCAAGCTGATCAATGAGCGAACCGGCCAGATTCTGCCCGCCGGAGTCTTTACCCAGGAGAGCACCGCCGACCAAGCCCGAGACCATTTCGAAACCATGCGCGACGGCATGGAGATCGCCCTGGCCGGACATGAAGACGCAAGTATCGCCTTTAACGACCTCGGCGAGTTGGTCCAGGTCCACGAGCGGGAGACGGAAGGCGGCGACTTTGTCCTTGCCAAGCGGGTTATTGGTGTTGGCTCGCCCTGGTCGCCGCATCTTGCCATGGACAAAGACGGCAACTGGTTCAGGGAAGTCGATAAACTGGACGAAAAGGGCAACAAGATCAAGGTTGCCGACGAGAACGGCAAACTCACCAAGCGCAACGCCAAAAAACGGCAGGTCTTCAAAGACGTAGCCGAGATTCCCCAAAGCATGACGATGAGCAAGCTCGATTACGGGCGGCTCAGGGATGCGGTCTCCTTGCTTGACGAACTGGTGGCGCAGGTCAATCTCGAAATCAGCGATGCCCCCAGCCTGGAGATCGAAGGAAATCGCAAGCAGCTCCGGCGGGCCTATGACGCCTTTGTCAAGAAACACGACCGGGTAAATGCCCCGGTCATCAATAAACTGATCAGTGACCTTCCGAACGGGCCGCTATTGATGGCCCTGGAGACTGTCTATAAGCCGCCTATCAGAAAGGACCGGGCCGAGAAGCTAAACACCAAGCCACGGCCGGCCATTGTCAAGGAAGCGGCTATCCTGGATGAACGGGTGGTTTTCCCTTACGAGTCCCCGACTTCGGTCGAGTCAGCCAGCGATGCTTTGGCCGTGGTGCTGTCTGAATCGGGCCGAGTCGACCTTGGCCGGGTGGCGGATCTGCTCGGCCAAGGTCAAGATGAGGTTATCAAGGCCCTGCACCATGAAGCCGAAACCCCGTTGATCTTCCTCGATCCTGAAACCCAGGAATGGGAAACCGCCGATGAATATTTGGGCGGCAACGTGGTAAAGAAGCTGGCGGCGGCCAAGGGGGACAGCGGCTATCCCAAGAACGTCGACGCCCTGGAGGCCGTGCAGCCGAAGGCATGGACCGCCGACCAGGTAACGCCCACCCTGGGCTCCACCTGGATTCCCACCGATGTCTATGCCGGGTTTATTGCATCCCTGACCGGCAAGCCGGCGAAGGTGAATTTCTCGCCGCTGACCAATACCTACGCCGTTCAGGGCGAAGGCGGGACCCCAAAGGCCCAGAACTGGAATACCCCAAAGCGGAACGTGGTCGAGATTATCGAGGCGGTTCTGAACAGCCGGCCGATCCGGATCACCGAGACTATCGGCTACGGCAGCGAGAAACGCACCGTTACCGACCAAGACAACACCGACCTTGCCAATGAAAAGGGCGAGGAAATTCGGGAAGCGTTTGATGACTGGGTTTTCCAGGATGCCGGTAGACGCAAGCAGCTGGTGGATATCTTCAACCAAAAATTCAACGTCCGGGTTGTGAAGCAGCGGGACGGGCAGCATCTCAAATTGCCGGGCAAAGTGCCGGATTCGGTAATCAAGATGCGGCGCCATCAGCTCAACGGGATCTGGCGCGGGATTGTCGACCGCTTTGTTCTCTATGACCACGCAGTTGGCGCCGGCAAGACCTTTACCGGCATTGCCCGGGCCATGGAACGCCGCAGAATGGGGCTGTCCCGTAAGCCGCTGGTTGTGGTCCCGAACCATCTGGTGGAGCAGTTCGCCGCCGATGCCTACAAGCTCTATCCTGGCGCCAAGGTGCTGGCGGCAGGCTCCAAGGATCTAAACCCGAAAAAACGCCGGCGGATGTTGGGCAAGATCGCCACCGGCGAATGGGACCTGGTGATTATGCCGCACTCTTCTTTTAAGTTTGTGGGGATTTCACCGGATACCGAAAGCCGTTTCCTGGAAGAGCAACTTCGTTTGGCGGAACAGGCCATTGCCGAGGCGCAGCAGCAGGCGGAGGAAGACGGCCTGGCCGGACACCGGAAACCGATCACGGTCAAGGAAGCCGAACGGCTCCGGGACACGATCCAAGGCCGGCTCGACAAACTCCGGACCAGGGGCAACAAGAAAGACCGGATGCTGAGTTTCGAACAGCTCGGGGTCGATGATCTGACTATCGATGAAGCGCACGAATTCAAAAACCTGTTCTACCACTCCAAGCTATCGGTCCGGGGGATGAACCCGAAAGAAGGCTCGGCCCGGGCCTACGATCTGTGGACCAAGGTGCGGGTGCTCCAGGAAAGCAAAACCGGCTCGGTTGCCTTTATGACCGGCACCCCGATCTCGAACAGCGCCGTCGAGATGTATGGCTTGATGCGTTATCTTGCGGCCGACGTGCTGGCGGATATGAACCTCGAACACTTTGACGCCTGGCGCTCTCAGTTCACCACGGTAACCACCAAATATGAACCGACTGATAGCGGGCGCGGCCTCAAGGAAGTTAACCGGATCGGCCGGGACTGGTCGAATATGCGGGCCTTGATGGACGCCTACTACACCTTTTCCGATTCGGTAAGCAACGGGGATATCCAGGCCTGGTACTCGGAAGACAACGACGGGGCCAGGTTCCCGATTCCCGAAGTAAAAGGCGGAGGCCGGCAGCAAGTCAATGTTGCCCCCACCGAAGCCCAGGAGCGGATCATTCAAGAGGTTGTAGCCAGGTACGAAGGCCTTGACGGGATCAAGGATGTCAAGGAGCGCAATAAAGAGCGCCTGCGCCTGATGGACCGGGCACGGAAGGTTTCCCTCGATGTCCGGGTAGTTGACCCTGCGACCGATTCAAAAGAAAGAGGGGGCAAGCTTGACGCCGTAGCCCGGCAGGTCCACCAGATATACCACGAGTGGCGCGAAGACAAGGGCACTCAGCTGGTCTTCCTCGACCGCAGCGTCCCAAAAGCCAAGGGTGATGCCGGGAAGATCCAGAAGTACGATGCTTTGCTCCGTGATCTGGAGGCTGCCGAGCGCAAGGGCGATGACGATAAGGCCCGGGCGGTGATCGGCAAGTTGGAGAAATACGACTACAACGAGATGCAAGAGCTGAAGATAGCGCAGACCGGGAGCTGGAACGCTTACCGGCAGATCAAAGAAAACTTGGTCGGCCTGGGAATCCCGGAAAACGAAATCAGATTTATTCAGGAAGCCAATACCGACGAACAGAAGAAGACCATGTTCGACGAAGTGAACGCCGGCCAGATCCGGGTCTTAATCGGGTCTACCCCACGGCTGGGCGCCGGCACCAACGTCCAGGAACGGCTGGTGGCCCTGCACCACGTTGACGTTACCTGGAAGCCATCCGATATCGAACAGCGCGAAGGGCGGATTATCCGGCAGGGCAACAGCCTGTTCGCCAAGTACGGCGAATCCTTCAAGGTCATCATTAACGCCTACACCACCGACACTACCGTTGACCAGCGGCTCTGGGATCTCAACGCCACCAAGATGAGAATGATCAACGGGATCCGGAAATACAACGGCGACTTCAACATGGAGTTTGTAGACGAGGACAGCGTGAGCATGGCGGAAATCGCAGCCCATGCCTCCGGCAACCCCCTGCAACTTGAACGGGTCCAGCTGGCCGCCGAGATCGATCGCCTGAACCGGTCAAAACGCTCATTCGCCCGGCAGCAATGGGGGCAGAAAGACGCCTTGGAAGAGGCTGAAGCCAATATCAAAATCTTGCCGGAGACCATCAAGGCCCTGGCGCCGGAGGCGGAGAAGATAGCGGCGGAGATTGCCATGGTCGCGGAAGAGGTTAAGAGCCGGACGGTCACCATCGACGGCAAGGAATATGACCGCGGTCCTTGGGGTTCTAATGCCCACGATGCTTTGGCCGAGAAACGGGACCAGGCCAAAAAGAAGAAAGAGAAGTTTGAAGCCGATATCAACGGCAAGGTCTTTACCTCTTTCCAGGACGCCAGCGCCGCGATTGATGATGTAATGGGAGACGGCGCCAACTTCGACGTGGAACTGGACGGCGAGAAATTCATCCGCCATCGCCGGGCCATAGGGAAGGTGGTCGAGCTTGCCAACGCGGTGATCGACAAGGAAGGTAAGGGGGCGGAGGTTGACTACACGCCGCTGGCCAAGATGCGAGCCTACGGGGTCGATATCGATTTGGCCATACAGGTTGTCGACGACGGCAAGGGCCGCACCATCGAATTCCATTTCACCGGCAAGAAAGAGGCCAACGGTCAGCCCTTAACCTTGGTCCGCAGTATTTACGAAGCCAACCTTGGCGTTGACTATTACGCCCACAGCGCAATGTACGGCATGTTCAGCCGGCCGCTGAACGATGTAACTTCGATCCCGAACCGGCTGAAGCAATCGCGCAAGAGGTTGGCGGAAGCCAAGGAGATGGCGCCGGAGCTGCGCAAGCTGGTCGATAAGCCATACCCCAAAGAACAGGAGCTGAGCGACAAAAAAGACCGGCTCAATGCGGTGGAGCAAGAGCTATCGAATTCGGCCGCCCCGAGCAAAGGTAAAACCACCGACGACGGCGAGGTCAAATTATCGCAATCATCCTCCCCCAGATCGGGCCAGCTGTCGACCGCGAGAACCCTGCAATCCATCGTGGACAGCTATCTGACCAGCAGCGGCCGGCGCGACCTGCAAGTGTCTGTGGTGCAGACCGTCGACCAGTTGCGGGCCGGCCTGGTTTTATCCGAAGGGGTAAGCGGCAACGTGGAGGGGGCCTTTGATCCCCAGAGCGGCAAGGTCTTTCTGGTGGCTGACAATATCGCCACCACGGAGGCATGGGGCCGCATCCTGCATGAGATCACCCATAAAACCAGAGCCGAACAGGGCTGGGGCGGGGTGTTCGGACGCGAAGCCGAGACCATCCTGAACGAAATCGACAAGCGCCTCGCCGCCGGGGCAACGGCCTGGAAGAAAGCCGAGCAACAAGCCAGGCAAGCCAGAACCTCCGCCGAGAACCTGCGGGAAGAAACTATTACCTACTTCCTGGCCGAACAGGCCAACAGCAACCAATCATTATGGCGCCGGATCGTCAATGCCATTCGGGCCTGGGCGGTGCGAGTCGGCCTGAAGCGCAAGGTCTCCGATGCGGATATCGTGGCCCTGGCGGAGAATTCGGTGCAGAGCCGGGCGCGGTCAACTGTTTCCGAAATGGAAAGTGCTGGCGATACCGTCCCGGCCTTCTCCGAGTCCAACGACATTCGGTACAGCCAGGCCGAGCTTGCCGCGGCAGCCAAGGCGTTCTTCTCCAAAAAAAACCCCTTCCTGGCCGATAAAGCCAACGAATGGCTGGATAAAGCCGATCCGAAATGGCGGGACCGCTGGGAGAATATTGTTTATATGGTGGCGGACAAGGATGATCCTAAACGCCTAATCCAAAACCGCTACGGTGAGCAGAGCGAAGAAACCGACTACCTGATGGCCGAGCGGCTCAGGGGGAAACAGACCGCCGCCGAGGTGGAAAAACTAGCCAGGGAAGAGGTTAACCCGCTGCTGGAGTTTCTGGCCAAAAGCAAGCTGGAAATCGCCGACCTGGAAGAATATGCCATGGTCAAGCATGTCCCCGAACGCAACGCGCAAATGCGCCGGATCAACGCTAAACAGTATCTCGGCAACATGACAGCGCTGTTCACCGGAAAAAAAGAAGAAGAACTGCGGTATGAGATCGGCAATGCGGCGGCCGAGATTGACCGCGAGGACCGGCGCGACAGCTACCTTGACCTGTTGGCCAAGGAGTTCGCCGGCCTGGACGATTACGGCGACAAGGTGCGGGCGGGAAGGGAGAAACTTGAGGCCCGAGAGTTCACCGCCGAAGAGATAGATAAGGGAACCCCAGAGCGATTGGAGCGCAACCAGCGGGCCGCCGAGCGCCGTGTTGACCAGTTGTTGAAGCTCCGGGGCCAATGGGGAGACCGCAGTCTTCGGTTTGCCGGGATGACCGACGCGGAAGCGGCAGAGATTCTTGATAAATGGGAAGCTGACCGACGCTACCCCGAGGTTGAGCAGGCCAGGAAGCAGCTTGCCAAGATAAACGATGGCCGCCTGGTGGCATTGATTGAAGGTGGTGAGATCACCAAAGACCAGGCCAACCAGATCCGCTCTACATATAAATATTATGTGCCCTTCAACCGGGAAGGCTTTTCGGATGGCAAGCCCGCTACCGGTAGAAGCACCGGGCCGCTTGGCAAGGCGATCAAAGGTGCCTCTGGGTCACTTCGCCGGGTGGTGGACATTCTCGCCCATAGCGTGGCGAATCGCCAGGCGGCAATCAGCCGAAAGCACAAGGCTTTGGTTGGCCGGAAACTCTACAACCTGGTCCGGGAGAATCCCGATCCGGACAACTGGTGGATAGAAGAGCAGCCCAAGGAGGCCGGCCACGATCAAGATGGCAACGTCACCTTCCACAACCAGTTTAAAGAACCGGCCAACGGGGTCCCCCTGAAACTGGATGGCAAGATATACACGGTCATGGTCAACCGCGAAGACAACACCATGATGCGGATGGTCGAGTCGATAAAGAATATGGATGTCGGGATGGGACCGTTTATCCGGGCGCTGTCCAAGATAAACCGGCTGCTCGCCGCCCTGAACACCTCCTTTTCGCCAGAGTTTATTCTTACCAACCTACTGCGGGATATGCAGACGGCCGGGATTAACCTTGAAGATTCGGAAGGGAGGGGTGCTCAGAAGCAGATTTTTAAGAATATGCTTACGGCAATCAAGGGTATCTATAAGGCGGAACGCGGCACCGACAGCGAATGGGGCAAGAAGTACCGGGATTTTGAGAAGAACGGCGGCAAGATCGGCTGGATGCAGTCATACGACACCATTGAAGATCTGGCCAGCGGTCTCGGTGAAGAGATGAAGCTTTACCAGGAAGGCCACACCGCCAAAAAAACGGTGCGGAAACTTCACGACCTCCTGAAAACATCCAACACCGCCATTGAAAACGGAGTGCGGTTGGCAACCTATGATTATCTGGTGAATACCAAGGGGCTTAATAAGCGCAAGGCGGCGCTGATCGCCAGCAACCTGACGGTTGACTTTACCCGGCGGGGCGCGGCCGGGCCGAATATCAACGCCCTTTATATGTTTGCGAATGCGGGAATTCAGGGGAATATCCGGATGATTAAGGCCGCCGTGCGAAGCGGGCGGGTGCGAACCATGCTTGGGGCTATTGTCGGCACCGGTTTTATAATGCACTTGCTCGCCCTGGCGACCGGCGGCGATGACGATGACGGTATGGCTTTCTACGACAAAGTGCCGGACAGCATGAAAGAGCGCAATATGATCGTCATGCTCCAGGACGGCAAACGGGTTACCGTGCCGATGCCATACGGCTATAACATCTTTTTCAATCTTGGCGATGAACTGGCCGAGATGATGGTGGCGGCCATGGCGGGCCGGGAATACAAGCAGACCAAAGGGGTGGCCCGGATGTTCTCGGTGTTCTCGAACACCTTCAACCCGATGTCATCAGCTACTTTGCTCCAGACAGTGCTGCCGACCGCACTGGACCCGGTTGGCTATATTGCGGAAAACAAGACTTGGTTTGGCGGGGACTTGATGCCGTCCGGGAACCCTTTTGCCACAGTGCCCGAGCCTAATTCGCAACGGTTCTGGAAATCGGTATCGCCGATCAGTAAGGCGGTTGCTCAATCCTTGAACCGCCTTACTGGCGGCGACGCGGTGAAGCCGGGCCTGATCGATGTCTCCCCGGAAGTCCTTGACTTGATTATTGACACCTACTCCGGTTCGGCCGGCCGGTTTGTCAAAGACACTATGATGTTACCGGTCCGGGCCGCAACCGGGCAGCTGGAGGCGAATAAAACGCCGATAGCCAGGCGCTTCTACGGCGAACAGTTTGAGGGGGTTAATTCCGGGATATACCGGGAACAGGTCAGGGAAGTAATGACCGTCCACAACCAATACCTGGCGGAACCGGACCGCGCCCGGCGCCAGGAGATCAAGGGAAAGGAACTTTTCGGGCTCATCCCGCTGGTTAAGGAATCTGAAAAGGTGATCGGAAAACTACGGAAGATTAAAAAGATTCGGGAAGGGAGGGGTGACGACACGACCTTGCTGGAGGATCAGATCGAGAGAATACAAAAGAAGGTTATTGCGAGATATCGGCAAACCTTGTAACCCTTAATGAAACGGAGTGTTTACCATGGAAGCAACCCCGGTACCGGAACATAAGATAGGAGAACCGCAATCCCTGCCGACCATGACCATCCCGGCGGGAAAGACCCTGCTGCTGTCCGGTGACGTGACCACCCCGGCGGGCAGCACGGTAACCATTAACGGCACATTGCGAATAATCTAAGGAGAAACCATGGGTAAGCACATTGTAGACGACATTGACCTGGGCGGCCGGATCAACCATTTCCGGGGCGATGACATAGCCTCGGCGGCCACCATCGACCTGAACGCGGCGACCGGCAACCTGGTCTATATTACCGGCAATACCGATATCACCGATATCGCCGACGCCGATCAGGCCGGGGTAGACCGGATCTGCGTTTTCGCCGATCGGTTGAAGATCACCCACGACGCGGCCAAGATCAAGCTGCCTTATGGCGAGGATCTGGTGGTCGAGGCCGGTGACGTGGTGGTCTTCCAGGCCGAGACCGCGGAGATCTGGAAGGTCACCCTGGTGTCGCGGGCGCCCCTGAAGGCAAAAGCCGAAGTCGATCTGGCCGATACCGATGCCTCCACCCTGACCGCCGCCCAGCTGCTGGACAGCGGGATCTTCAAGGCGACCCCCACCACGGCCCGGTCCCATACCACCGACACCGCCGCCAATATCGTCGCCGCTCTGCCCGGCGCCAAGGCCGGGGCCTGGTTCGATTTCGCCTTTATCTGCACGGCGGCCTTCGCTGAAACGATCCAGGCCGGGGCCGGGGTAACCCTGGTCGGCGATATGGTCCTGAACGACAACTCCGGCAGCTTCCGCGCCCTGATCACCGACGCCGGCAGCGGCACCGAAGCCGTAACCATTTACCGGGTATAAAATATGCATCTCCCTAAATATCTATCGTTTGACTCGATCAGGCGGGCGCTACTGGCCCATCTCGCCGCCTTTACCCATAGCGACATTGCCCACGCCAACCGCGCGGCCCTGGATCTGGTCGAGAATATCAACACCGGCGATCAGGATTTATCGGGGCTCCAGCCCATCCCCACCCTCAATGCCCACCCGGCCATCCCCGACAACACCGACAACGAGGCCGACCGGACCTTCTCTGCTACCTACCCTACCCACACCGCGTCAATCGGCGGTGACTGCACGCTGATCGTTACTGACCTATCGACTGAGCGTCAGGGTATGGTTTGGTTCCTGACCACGACCGCCGCCGTCGCTGTAGCCTTGTCCGGGCCGTCGTTTAAAACGCACCCCACTGCTACCTCGCTGGACAGTCTGGCGAGCGGCTACACCTACCCGGTAGTGATTAAAACCCCCGACAACGGGACTACTGCCCATATCTGGGTTGGCGCTGGGGTGGCGGTATGAGCATCGGCGATGATGTTTTGACAGGGATACTGACGGAGGAGGTTTTGGCAACAATAGCTATCGGCGGGAGCGTAACCCAGACTGTGCGGAAATTAGACACAACTAATTTATCGTTGCTGGCCGAGTCCGCTAATTATGGCGGGGCGATATTGGCCATAGCTACCGATGAGGAATATTATTATATCGGCGGGGCCGTAACCCAGACTGTACAAAAACGTCGAAAATCAGATTTCGGACTAGTCGCCGAGTCCGCAAGCTATGGCGGTGGCATATGGGCGATAGTAGTCGATAGCGATAATGTTTATGTGGCTGGAGATACCACCAGAAAAGTCCGAAAACTTAATTTAGCAGACCTGACGTTTGTTGCTGATTCCGCTGGGTACGGAGACGATATACGAACAATGACCGGGGACTCTGACAATATTTATATCGGTGGGAAGGCACTGACAGGTACAGTACAGAAAATCAGGAAAAGTGACTTGGTTAAGGTCGCGGAATCGGCTGTATATTATGCAGTTGACAGCATCGCCGCCAATAGTACCCACATTTTCGTCGGCGGCTATAATGTGGGGACAGTCCACAAAATATGGAAACTCAGGATTGACGATCTGGTCAAGGTGGCCGAGTCCACTGTTGGGTATGGCGGGGGGATTTGGGCGCTCACATTAGATAGTACCGATGTTTTTGTGGGGGGGGAAACTACCCAAAAAGTACAAAAATTCCGGCAGACGGATTTACAGTTTTTGGGAGAATCGGCTAGTTATGGCGGGACAATCCGGGCATTGGCGGTGGTGGGTAACGCTATCTTTGTCGGGGGGTTAACCACCCAGACTGTGCGGAAATTAGACACAACTAATTTATCGTTGCTGGCCGAGTCCGCTAATTACGGCGGTAGCATACTTGCTATCCAGGAGGGGTAATGACCAAAATAACCTACGCAATCCGCACCAACCCGGCCCAATCCGGCGACTATGAATTTTACACGTCTGGCACCCCGCGCAACTGGCCGTGGGGGCTATACACCGGCAACCCCACCCCGGAGCAGATGGCCTCTATCGGCTATATGCCTGTGGTCAGCCGTGACTACAACCCCGACACCCACCGGACTACCGGGGCTTACACCGATGACGGAGCGGAGGTTTACCCAGAAACGGTGGAGCTGACTGCCGAGGAGCTGGCGGAACGATTAACGCAAACCCGTCTAGCGGCCAAGGATGAGGTGAAAATGACCCGGCATAGTTCTCTTGCGAAACTAGTAGCATGCGCCGGGATCCTCGGGGTCTACGATATCAATTTCGAAGCGGCCAAACTTGTGACGTCCGGGCAGGGTGGAACGGTGTTATTCGACACGATCACCGCCACGCAATTTGCCACCGACGCCGGGGCAGGGCTGGGGATGGATGCCGCGACATGGTCAGCTTTTATCGTCAGTGAAAATGGCCGGGAAAAGCGCAAGGGCAAGCGAATTGAGGAAGGCTATTTGCACTATTTTTACACCGCCCTGGCCGCCGCCAGTACGATCACAGAGATCAACGAAACAACGGCAAATTACCAATCGTTTTGTGACTCGCTGGTAGCCGCTGCCGACATTCCGGCGATTGAAAATATCGTAAACCCTTGGGGGTAATTCATGGCAAGAATCTACCAACGTTTCTCAGCAAAACGAAACCCGGTCAGCTGGTATATCCGGTTCCGCTCCGGGCCAGGCACTCGCCATTCGCATGTGGAATTTCTACACCCGGCGGAGAGCTGGGTCCTGGGGTCACGGATGATCGGCGGGGTTAAATACCGGCAGCCTAGCAAACATGATATCAACGTCGATATTGTGGCGGTGGAAGTGCCCTGCACAGTTGAGGAGTTCTTCGCTCATGCGGAAAAGTTCATCGGCTGCGGATATGACTTTGGCTGGGCCAGCAGTTGGGTAATGCCGTTCCGGGCCGACTCAACAAAACGGTTTGGCTGCTCGGAATACGATACACAGATGCTACGAGACATGGGGTGCGAGAAGGTTAAGGATACCGGGGGCTGGTTATCGCCTCGGGATCTATGGCTTTTACTGAAAAACGGAGAGGTCTAAAAGGGGGCTCAAGGTGGGGGAATATTGCGCGGATTGCATAAGAGACGCGGTGCTCGAAATGCAAGGGGAGTCTAAAGCTAAAACGGTTGTCCTTTTCTTGCTGCTCACTTTCGCATTATCCAGTGGTTTAGGTGCGGCGGGCGTGGTGTTGATGCAGTCGAACGCCACCGCATCACAAGGTGAACAAGTGGCCCTACATGAAGCGGCTATAATCGAGCTACGCGCCATGGTCAAGGAAAACAAACGGGCTGTGGCGAAAATGTCCGATCAACAGGAGGTCAGCACTCAACAGATTCTAACCGCAATCAGGGGGATAAAATGAGTGCCATCTCGTATTACTATCACTGCCCTGGCTGCCAGGACCAGCAGGTCCACGGCCGTGGCGATCTCTTAGTGATCTGTCCGCGCTGTAAATCCCAACTCGTGAGGATTGCCTGATGCAAATATTCTCGACTTTAAAGCATCTGCTGATGCTGCGGATGTTCCCCGGCCTGGCTATTGCCGGGCTTTACCTGGCGCTGTATCTCTCGCCGTTTTACCGGCGGATGCCGCCCGACCTCCAGCTTTTCGTCACCAAGCTGTTCCTGCCCGTCCTCGGGGTGGTAGTGGCTCACTGGCTCGGCAAGGCCCTGCTGCCCACCGTTGAAAACTGGTCCGACCGGAACCAGCAATATATCAAAATCGCGAGGATAGCGCTCTATGTGGCGATTCCTGTTGCTATTGCCCTGGGCGGTTAGCCTGCTCCCGGTCGCGGCCGCCCAGGCCTTGCCGCGCTGCCGGCAGTACGCCCGGGAGGTCCGAGTCGCTCATTTCAAAGAATTCGGCACGGCCTTCCCGTGGTGGTATGGGGTTGCGCAGCTGGAAGAAGAGAGCGCCTGCCGGGCCGGGGTTACCAGTAATGACGGGGTGGGCTCAATCGGTTTATCGCAAGTCACCTGGTCGTTCTGGGGGCCGCATCTGATCAAGGCGGGGATCCCCGACCTTAAAACGCCACGCAACCAGATCCGCGCCCAGGCCTACATCATGCGCGACGCCCACCGCCACCGGCATTATCAGCTATGGGTCAGTTATCAGATTTACAACGGCGGCCGCTTGGTTCTAGAAGAGATCGAACGGGCCGGGCTGGGGCCGAACTGGCTGGCGGCCCGGAAGGTGGCGAAGCGCAAGGATATCACGTTTTCAAACGGCCAGGTTATAAACGCCGCCGAGATCAATTATCGATACTCGCTCCGGGTTTACGAACACGGCCAAAAGTACCGGATCGGCGGTGATCCGGAAAGATACCCTTTTTGGTGAAGGTGGTTTATGTGGTGGACGATAGCGTTACGACTTATTGGCTCGAAGGCGGGGATCGCGGTGCTGGCTGTAATCGCCCTGCTCGGGCTGATCGGCTGGCATAAGATCGAGGTTGCGGCCCTGGAGCATAAGATCGCGACCCTGGAGACCGATATGCAACAGGTTGAAGGGCGGGTTATTGAGGAATTACATCTTAAAAAGGCGTGTCAGTATAGTTTAAGTGATCTCCGGAACACCGTTACCCGGCAAAACCAGGCAATCGCGACTCTGAAGCAGGAAGCGGCCGCCCTGGAACAAGCCGCCGCGCAAAGGGTCCGGGTGGCGCTAACCCCTTCGGAAGAAATCGAACGGCGGATTCAGGGGCCGCCCGGCAACGAGGCAATGAATCTCTTTATGTCCGAACTGGCGGGGAGGTTGGGCCGATGAGGTTGCAGGATATCTACTGGCTGGCGTTATTGCTGCTGCTGATCGGGGCTTTGTCCGTTACCCCCGGTTGCGCACAGAAAGAGCCAATTGTCAAATATGAGACCATCGAAGTCAGGGTGCCGGTCCAGGTCATCCCCGAGCCGCCCCCCGAACTTCTGGCGCCAATCAAGGCGCCGCTACCTGAGTTTGTCCCGCCCGACGATCCGGCTGCAAGTTCCGCCCTGACGAGCGAGGGGGAACAGCGCCTGAAGAGGCTGTTGGTCATCCTCCATGGCCGGTCACTGGCGTGGGAAGCATGGGTTGGGAAGTAATATCTCGGCTGGGTACCTCCCTCCATTTTTCATACCATCCCCCGCCGTGCATGGCATACTGTTTCTTGCACCACTTATCTCGCTCCCGGCTGCATTTTGCCGAGTTACACCAGGGCAGTGAGTCGGGAGCCAGTGGGGTATAGGTGCGGCCGCAGTGCCGGCAGGTCATATCCGCTTGAACTCGACCACCCAAACGTACGGGTTTTTATCCCAAGATCCAGGGCCATTTATTAATTCCCATAAATTTCTAAAGTGGCTCCTGGCGGCGGTTGCTGGCGTTTCGCAGCCCTCGGCGTGTGCATCCACATCGCTGATCTTTTGCAACCGCTCCACTCGAACGCCGGTGATCTCCAGCGTAATCCTAGAGGCAGCGCGCGGCATGTGGATGGATGGTTTCCATCGACAGACCTTGCCTTCCACCGGGTCGTACAAATCCGGCCCAGTAGCCCGATAATGGATTTCGCCGAATGGATCATCGAGCCATGTCTCTCTCACCCATAACATCTCGCCAAGCTTTCCGTACGGGCACTTGACCCACAATGGGTCTTCAATGTTTTGAGGGATAGAATCTTGAAATCTTACATGAAGGCGTCCATCATTGCATTCCAGTAAAGATACGCGGCGCTCATACCCTCGCAACGCTTCCCAATGATGTGCAGGCGGTTGCGGCTTTATAATCCTCCGCGTCTGCGTTTTCCGCCCCACCAAAATCGCCTGGACCATCGGCCCGCTGAATAATATCGGTCGCTCTTTCATTCCGGCGCCTCCATGTATTCCTTGCCGTCCAGTAAGCGGCCGGCGGCTTTCTTGCCCATTCTTGCCATGGAAAAAGGGTTGCTCAACCCATGAGAAGAAGGGTTTTGAGTTTTACCGTCACCTCCTAACCAAGTGAACTTCTCGCCGGTCACCGGCATACAGCTACCGGTAACGCCATATTCTCTGGTAGCGGGGCACCACTCGCCCCACTGCTTGAACATAAACGGCACCCCGCCCGCCGCGCACTGGTCCCGAAGAGACCGCACCCAGTCGGGATGGACCGGGCGCGCGTTCGGGCCGCTCTCGCCGCCGCAGATCAGCCAATCAATCCAAATCTCGCCGTCGAAATTAAGCCATACTCTGTCAAGATCCACCGGCCCCAACATCGGCTCGACCGAGACAAACCTTTTTACCGCCTCGATCCCCAGCAGGATCGGGATCCGTTTATCGGCCTGTTCCTGATTCTCGACGGTCACCCCCAGCCAGACATTAGGCAGCGGCCAATCAGCCGGCAGCCGGTCCTTGACATTCTCCGGCCGCTTTGTAAGCAGCAAATAGGTAAGGTGTGGAGTCCGGCGCATAATCTCCCACGCCTCATCCCGCCAACAGTCGGCCTCTTCGATAAAGAAATCACTCTGGGGGCAGACAAAGACCTTCCCCGGCTCTTTCCACGACAGCGGCTTATCGAAGCCCTTCGTTTTTCGGACCTTATGGAAATCCTGCCCGAACCGCTCAACCATCTTTTTTGCATAGCAATTTGCGCATCCCGGTGATACCTGCCGGCACCCGACCCAAAATCCATGTGAATAATCAGCCCAAGACACCCCGCTGTTCTTTCCCATCAGAATACCCCTTTTATCTCAATTTCAACCCTGGGCTGCCCTTTATCCACCGCCCAGCCGTAGCCTTCCGATTTCCTGGTAATCACCGGGATAACGTGGTTCATGCTGTCATCAACTAAAACCCCGGCTTTTTGCAGGACATCCTGAACCCCTTCGATCATGTTGGACAGATCGAATTTCCGTTTTGTTTCCCGGTAAAAAAACAGGTGTAGCTCGACCGGGTATGCCTTTACTAATTCGGGCCGGATATAAAGCAGGTGTGCGAGGGCGGTCTTCTCCCATGCCTCATATGCCTTGCTTGTCCGAATCGAGGCCCGGCGCCCAAGCCGAATAACCCTCTGACTGTTCTTCTTAGCCCGGATATCGCCGGGGATTGTGATTTTCATGCACTCTCCCCCGGGTGATAACCAATAGCCTTCTCGGGCCGCTGTGACCCAACCAGAATCATTTTCGCCTTCGCTTGATCGCCAATTAAAACCGGCTCCCCGGTGGCCTTAAATCCGTGCAGCCTATTGTAATCATCGCACGCGCCTATCAACCTTGGCGCATGTTCTGGTTTTCCAGTTCTTGCCGCGTATCCGCGGTATCGCTGCATAAACTCCTTACCCTTGAATTCCCATTCCTTTTCGGTGATATTCCCGAAACCGATCCAACCGCCCATATCGGTTATTACCCTGTGGATAATCGGGTCATCGAAAACCACGGTTTTGTAGTCCCCCACCATCCGCACCGCTTTGTCGACGCTAGTCCAGGCCAGTAACGCCTGGTCTGCTGTTGATCCCCGCAGCGCCTTAATAATATCCGCCGGCTTCGGCTTAAACCCTCCGGTATCAGGGTTTTTCATGTGCTCGAAAACCGCTTTTGAAACCTCATTTATTTGAAAATCAGCCAAGGCCTTAAACCAAACCTCAGCCAATAGTTTAGAAAATTCCATTTCGTAGACTTCGGACATGGCCATCAGAATTTCAGCAAATCGTTCCCTGTCGGTTTCAGTCACTTCGCCCCCCCTTTATCCAGCTTTCTAACACGGATTTATTACCCATCCCCTTTTTAGTCAAAGCGGCCCGCATGTTCTTTTCGGTCGCTATCTTGATAAACGAATCCAAATGTTTTGCATCCCGGCAGATCAACTCGATATCGTCGTATTTCGTTTTCCGGTCGTTTTGGCCCTGATGGTACGGGGAGATGGAACAGCCGATCACCGCCTTTTTAATATCATCGCTGCTGTACCCGAGTTCTAATACCGCCTTGATATTCTTTTTCCTTTTTCCGTCAAGCTTCGCTTTCGGGTGATCCAAGGTCTCTTTCCAAAAAGTGAAAATACCCTCGACATCGGGGTGGAAAATCTTCTGATTTTCGACAGTGCTGTTGTCCTTATTAGGATTAGTTTTAGTATTAGTATTACAAGTAGTGTTCCGCTTGTGTTCCGCTAGTGTTCCGCTAGTGTTCCGCTTATGTTCCGTTAATACCCCGGAGCTACCGGAAACAAAGCGAATAAGTGTTCCGCCACTGTTCCCCTTCCGTTCCACTAGTGTTTCGCTAGTGTTCCGTAAGGGTTCGATAAATCTCAGCACTTTTCCGACCGACCAACCCCACAATTTAGAATAGCCACGCAAGGTATTTTCGTGGCCGGAATCCCGATCCATTGAATACGAAAACATAGCCTCAATAACCGAAAAAGGACGGTCTATATTACCCATGGTTTTAACTAGGGCTTTATCCATTGGTATCCAATTGCCTTTCTTCACAGAGACACTTCAGGGAAAAAACAAATCACCGTGGTCCCGCTACACTGACAAATCCGCCAAAGAGAAAAGCGGAAAGCCGAAGCGCCCGGGCGCAACTCGGGACCACGGTGATTTGAACTTAGTTTTTTAAAATTGGATTTAAGCATTCAGGCTCTCTTTTGCTTTGCGATTCCCGATTGTGTGGTTCGGTAGTCATCAGGGACGCTACACCAGAAGGATTAGCTTGTAAATCAAAAAGATTAGGACGAGGTGTTTTAGTCAGCCGCGCGGCCATCGACCTGAGCTAGTAAATTCAATAGGCCTTGATAATCTCGGGCGGTAAAACTGCCACCGTCGGCCCGGTAGCTTGTTTCAATGAAGGATTGGAGTATTTGAATTTTCTTGACTGCGCGGATGTGTTTGGCGGTTTGCCGGTCTATCAGGCGTGTGAGGTCGTGAAAATTTGGCATCTTGATTCCCCGTAATTACGTTAACCTTTATTAATCTTTCACATAGCCAGCCGCTCGGCATCAACACCTAAATCTCGGCGTCTTCGGTCAAAATATCAGCACCTATAGCAATCCATCCCGCCGTTTTCCTCGAACAACCACCGCCGCCCAGCCGTTTCCCGATCCATGCAATGCAGTATATTCCCACACGGCCCCTGAAAGGCTGCGAGCCCATCCAGGCCCTGCCCGCAACAGACTATTTCCCGGTATTTTTCCGCAATATCACCCCGGCGTTTCCTGCGGTATTTCTTCTGGCTATTCCACAGCGCACATTGGTGGATATCGAAAAATTTCCGGGTCCTGCCCCGGCTGGTGTCGATAAAACTTCGCCCACAGCCACATTCACAGAGGCGCGGCGAACGGTCCACCTTGTCGTTTTTCTCCCTGGGGTTATGGCCAGCCAGAAAGCAGCGGTTCCGGCCGATTGCGCCGGGACCAACAGGGAAGGTGCCGCCGCAACCGCATTCACATAAGGTCGGCACTGCGTACGATTTAGGCATTCAATTCCTCCTTTAGTTTTTTTTCCAGTTCCAATTCGGAGCCGTGCAGTTTCTTGAATAATGCGGGGGAGCCGTGCAACGAGACATCCCCACCCCTTTCGCCTTCATGGTGATCGTAACAGAGGGGTAGGATTCGCCAATGGTCAACTTTCTGGCCCATTCCCAGCACACCCTCCCTAATGTGGTGGATCTGCGGAGAACGGCCGCATAGTAGGCAGCCAAGCGCCCTGGCCTGGTTATGGTAATCCTGTTGCGCGGCGGTAGGTTTACTCCGGCCCCGGCGTTCCATCGGCTTTTTAGGCCGGAGCGGGGTCCGCCGCTTTAAGGGGGGGCGTTTCATTTACGCCACTTGCCAATCAAATATTCATGGACCTCGCGGTCGGACGGCGTGGTGATCGAGATACCTTTCAAGCGCAACCTCTCCTGAATGAACTTTGGGAGGTGGTACTGGCCCCCCTTCTTTTCCCTCGGGATCAGCTCCCTAATCTCCAAGCCGTCGACCACGAGCTTTATGAAAGCGGCATAAGGTTTCATAAAGCCTGTTTAATCCACCGGTTAATATTAAAGGCGATCTTCCCCCATATTTCAGGGTGCAGACGTTTTGCGAGGAACATCGAAAACAAGCCATCAATAGTGTGATGTAACTCCTCATACAAGCCAAGGATGTCCAGAGCCTGCCCGGCCATAGCCAGTTCGTCCTGCTGGTCGGCCCCGGAGATTTTGGGTAAATGGACGCCCCGGTATTCAAATGTGCTACCGGTCAAAGTTACCCAAAACTCCTTATCGTCTTTTATTATATGGAGCCGGGCTTGCTCAATCTTCTTGCCGGCCAACAACCCGGTGCGGGCTTCCAGTAACTCGCTGTGCAAGCCGGAACAAGTGATCCGGTCAAGGGTTTCGCCTTCTCCTGACTCCAACACTATGTGCCGTTCAACCGCCGCTGTGACTAAGGAGCCGCCCGGCAACAGAAGTGGCCCACCCTGCTCTTCACTGACAAACCAGAGCCAGATCAAGAATTCCTGGCCGAGAAAGGCCTTTCCCGCCATGATATCGACTACTAAATCCATAACTTTTTTCTCCTTTTAGATAAAATTTGAAGGGGTCAGGGAGGCGACAAGATCTTCCTCTGTGGGCGCGAAACGCTGCGCCAACAGATATGGCACCTGTTGGACAATATGTACCCCGAATGTTTGGTGGAATATCTGTTCCAGGGCGGACAAAGGATTAGCGCTGGTCGAGAAGAACAGCAGAATCCCGCTATTAAGATCCCAGGCCATGTCGTAAACCGCCGGCTGCGGCACCGCCCTTTTAAGCAGGTTGAGGCGCACCATTTCCTTAATCTCGTTCTGGTGATCACGGCTCAGTCGGGGGATTTGGCGTTCCCTTTGGATCCGTTTGGTTTCTTTGAGTACCAGTTTTTTTAGGGTCGCTGCCGGGACCTTGCGCTCGTCGACACGAAGGGAGAGCAGTAGATAATCACCAACCCGCCACGAATCGTTATCGAACTCGCCATCCAACATATCGTTGACCGATACCCAGCCGGCCGATATCTCATCATAATTGTCATCAATATCCCTAAAGGCATGGTTTCTGATGGCCTCCTCGGCAAAGCCGTAGAAATCCCCCGACGGCAACACACGGTGATCCCCGACTTTAAACTTAATAAAAGCAGTCCCCTTGCCATTTAATAAACCCATTTCACTCCTCCTTTTGGTCTTTAGGCATATCCGCAAAGGCGGCATGCCGGTAGTGGTGAATATCGTCCGGCAGCGGGACATGATACTCGGCATAGTCCCACCAGAAGTGGATGATATCGTTTAGGTACTGGATGCCCTCTTCAATCGACATCATGGTGGTGCTGTCTTCCGGCGCCCGTTTGGCCACATGGTCGCCGTAAAACATGGCGATAAATTGATCATGTAGCCATTCGCGGGTGTAACCGGTGTATTCAGAGAGATCCCGCAGGAGAACCCCCCAGTAGTAACGGCGCTGGTTGCCGGTCCAGTTCCGGAAAATCGGCCCGAGCAGTAAAAAGACTTCCTCGCGCTCCGGTAACTCGGCGATAAAGCGTTCATAGGCGGCCCGGTTAACGACATGCAACCCGTCAGCCAGCTTGACTGCAAAGAACCGCGTTGAACCGAGCACCAGTTGCAACCTGGTTTCGTCTTGGATCCCAGCCACATAGCTATCGAAGCCCGTCTGGTCGGGCAGGAGCAGGGCGCCATCCGCCTGTTTAATTGCGACGAATCGCGGGGTGATCATATAATCCCTTTTTCGTAAGCCAGCCATTCCGGTAGATAGATAACCAGGTCGGCCGGCCGCGGGCCGGGAAGTTCGGTTTCGTGGATCTGCGACCTTGGGATCCAGTATTCCTTGGTGCCGTCGGTGACCAGGATTGCAAAAGTGGTTTCCGCTTCCAGTTCGCAGGCGAATTCAACAAGGTTGCCATCGGGTGACCTTAATAGCTTTGGCATCATTTCTCCTTAGCAATATAAACGGGCCGGCCGGTTGCGGCCATGACCGCCCTTTTCATCGTAGCAGCATCCGAGTTGCCGGCCGACAAGTGTAGCAGGTGAATCTCCCGAACCTGGCTTAGATCCTGGTTGGCCAGAAACTGCAAGGTGTTACCCAGCGAGGAATGGCTGAACAGCAGCCGCTCCTTCTGCGCCATGGTAACTTCGCCGCTGGCGACGTTCCGGGCCAGGATATCCACCTGGTAGTTACATTCGATCATCAGGTGGGTCAGATTCGGGAACTTATAGGGCAGAAAAGCGGTGTCCGTGGCGAACAGCAGCTTTGCCCCGCCGCTGGCAATCAAAAAGCCCAGCGGTTCGGCGGCGTCATGGATGGTCTCGAACGGCATAACCTGGAACGGGCCGATCTGAACTGTTTGACGAGCCTTGATCGTGTGAACCCGGTGGCCGGTTAATCCGAGCGCGTCAATGGTCCCCTGGCTGGTATAGAGGTCAACCCCGGCCGCCGCAACATCCTTGGCGGCCTTGGCGTGGTCGCCGTGGTTGTGGCTGCATAAGCAGCCGACCGCCGAGGACAGGGTGAAGCCCATTGCTTGCTTGATCTTCTTGACCGGGATGCCGCATTCGATCAGCAAGACCTCGCGGCCGTTGCTGATCGAATAACAGTTACCCACAGAAGAGGAGGCGAAAACCTCAATCTTCATTGTCCATCCGCATCCCGGAGTCCAATATACCCATCTGCCGCAGGTGGCGCCCGGGGCTCTCCGCCCCCACCAGGGCCGCAGCGTCTTCCGCCGAAACGTCTTTGTAAATGTACGACCGACCGGCCCCGAAGGTGATCTTTAGGGTATTGGTTTCCGGGTCGTGGCCGACTGCCGAGATGTGGCTTGACTTTACTGTGTGCATTTTCATGGTCACTCTCCTTAAAACATTTTTTGGACGCAGCCAACTGCTTGGTTTTTGGCTTCCGGTTTAGGGGCCGAGGCGGGGGTATCGTCTTCCCAGGCTGGGCAGCCCGCCCGTTTTTCGCACTGCTGGTTACAGAAAGAATCGAACATGGATGACCCGTCTTCATGGCGCGGACACTTGCGGCTGGCTTCGGCTTCCTGCTCTTCCTCTTTACCGGCGGGAATAACAATGATTTCATGGCCGGCCTCGCTGATCTGCTCGGCTAGATGCCTCTCCGGGGTCTGCTCGTCGGCCTCCAGAGCCTTGGAGATGGCGCCGGACTGTTCAATCGACACTACTCCGTAGGTGCCGAGGAGCTGGAGGAGCATGGTTTTGATCGCCATTTTGTCGGGTTCCGTGGTCCATGGCGATTTATTGCTACCGTAGGATTTACTGTATTTTTCGGCGTGGGCCACAACCTCAGCCGTCGAACCATATACGGTTTTTTTGAAGCCGGTGGCGGTTTCCATGTGCGCGAAATAACCAATAATCACGTCGCTTTTCCGCTTCCCGGACAGGTCGATCTCGCCGGTCAGTTTATCCTGGGATACCAGTTCGCCTTCATAGACAATATCGGCGTTCAGATAGCGGTAGAGGCCGGTCCTGATCGCCAGCTGAATCCAGCCCTTGTAACCGATCTGAAACGTGGGGACCATTTTGCTTTCCCATTTATTACCGACCTTTTTGTTCTCCTTGTACGGCACAATCCAAGCAAAACCCAAAGATTTGTTGATCGGTAGCTTTAGGGTGGCGGCGCTTAGGGCCACCGCCACCACCTCGGAGGGGTCGCATTCTTGGAGGGCCTGGTTCGACCGGTACAAATCGAGAATGCTGCTGACGAACAGATCCGAGTGTTTATTTAGGGCTTTCTGAAACTGAGCCCGGACAATAGGGTTGTCGGTGAGCCGGGCCATCTTCTGGACCGGGGTTAACTGCATGTCCTTTTGGTCTGCCATGGCATTATCCTTTACTGAAAGTTAATTTTTTGTCCTTGCTGACCACCAGCTTGATCAGCTGGGTGTTCGGCGAGGCCAGTTGGTTGACGCTTTCGGCCCGGTCAACGATGACCGGTAGCCGGACCCCGTAATATTCGGACAGGGTGCGGATAATCTGTAGCCCGGTATTAATTCTGGCGGCGGTGTTGGCGCTCTCGTAGGGTACGCCGGTGATCAGGACATCGCAACAGGGCACCAGGCCGCCGTTGATGTTCTCCTTGAACAGCTTGAATTTAATCCCCGGGAATCTTTGCTGAATACTCTCGTCGAGCATAGCCACCTTGGCCCGCACAAATTCTTCCATCAGGAAAATATCAGCCTCGGCCGCTTCAACCTCTTGGGCCAGCCGCTTCTCTTCCTCCCGGAGTTCATCGTTTCGGGTGTTGAGCTTGTGGTGCTCGTCGACCAGATCCATGCTTGCCTGCAATCCGCTCTTCTCGGCCCGCAGCGCTTCCAGTTCGTCGGTCAGCTTCTGGCGAAGCGCAGAGTTGTCGCCGCCCGCCTCGGCCGCTTCGATCTCGGCCATGAGCTTGGCACGTTCCGCAACCGCTTCAACGTAGCCCGCAATATCTTCCGGCTTGGCGGCGGCCCCCAGCATAGCGGAGATCTCTTGGGACGCTGCTTCAATTTTCTGGCTGAACCCGTCAACCTCAACCTGCGCGGCCCTCAGCCCTTCTTCCAGGCCTTTAAGTTCCAGGTCAATTTTGGAGAGACGGGTCTTCATTTCGACCCCGGCCTCGTTGATCTCCTGGAGACTCCGGCTGCGCTGGCTCTCGAAAACCGAGATTTGGAGTTCGTCTGGGATAACCTGGGTGCAGCTGTCGCAGGTCAAGCCGGAGGTTACCCCCCGCGGTATCGAAGAAAGCGTATCGAAATCCTGGCTGAGCTGAGCCCGCTTGTTTTGCAGAGTGCCTTGCTCGGCGAGCAGGCCGTCTCGCTGGCTTCCCAATCCACTTTGCCGGTTTGTCGCGGTCTGTAAGTCGAACAGCAAGTTAGCTTTGCGGGTGCCCTTGGCGCGGATCGTATTGGCGCGAGCATCCTCGGCTTGGCGTTTAAACCCGGCGATCTTGTCATCAACCGCGGATAAATCGCTTTTGAGCGCGAAAGCGGCGCCGCCGGAATCGAGGCCGGCCACGGTCTGCCGCTTCCCGGCGACTTGGTTGTCGATTGCCACCATCGCCTGTGCGGTTTTTTTGGCATCGATTCCGGAGATGTCCGGCATCCGGCGGGAATTCTCGTCAATCCTGGTGGGAATCTCGTCAAGTTTTTCGTTGGTCTTGGTCCGCTCGCTCTTGCGGATCGCCATGAAGTCCTCCACCGCCTTGCCGTTCAGGATTGAGGGCAACCGGGCCAAGGCGCGGTTGGTTGCGATCACCTGGTCGTCGGAAACATTCTCGATTATGTCCAGTAAAACCTCCCGGCGCTTCTCCCACTTGACCCCTTCGGCGAAGTAGTCCGGCACGGTCAGCAACCGGAAAGTCTCTTCGCTGGCAATTTCGGCGATCTGCGCCTTGAATTTACCCGCCGTTGTGCCGACGCCGTTAATAAAGTATTCGGTGGTGTGGCCGGTGAAAACCTTCTGGGCCGCCCCACGTTTGCGGGTATGGATTTCCTTGTAAATTTTCTTCAGGACCAGTTCCGTCCCGTTCAAGAGGAAAACTCCCTCAACGGAATGGTCCAGGTGCCCGAGTTCATTTCCCTCGGCGTCCAGGGTTTTCAGTGCAAACTTGGCATCGCTGCGGCCTTGCATATCTTTCCCGAACAACAGCCAGGTGATGCCGTCGCCGCAGGTGGTTTTACCTAGGCGATTGTCGCCGGCGATGGTGAAGTCCTCGCCTTCAGGCGTGATCGTAATGGCTTTGAGACCCCGAAAATTTTCCAGGGTCAGTTTCTGTAATCTAAGCTGCTGCATGTTTTCCTCCTCGTCGAGAGTTACCGGATTTTCCCGGTGTGATACATTTTCCCTACAGCCTCGGCCCGCTGGGCGCTTTCGGCCAATAACGCCTGGCAGCAGCCGATAAAGCCGCCGACTACGATTAGGCCGAAACAGAGCCAGCAGATGATATCAAGAATGTGGTCAGTCAGATCCCGGTTTTTTCCTCCCATGACACGCCTCTCCTTTTTTTTGCGCAGGTTCAACCCAGAACCCATCTTTCTTGAGCTGTTGCACGATCCGGCCCGATTCCCCGAGGCCCGCCGGGCCGTAGATGTTCCCGCCAGTCCCGGCCGTGATATGACACGTGGTCTGGTAGTTGAACCCGTGTTTCTTCGCCCAGTACCGCAGGGTAAACCCGGAGCGGCGGATCTTTTTGCTGATCGGACTCAACGACCGGCTCATCTCAGCACCCCACCCGATAGAAAAAGTTACATTTATCGCACCTGTATTCTAGATACGACGTCTCAGGGCGGGTTATTCTGAGCCGGTGCCCCTTCTTCTTGATGCAGTCCGTTACGAGCGGGGGGACATCTTCGCCCCAATCCGCCGAATCTCCTAAATCGATCTTCCTTTCCGGCTGTGTAGCCGGAGATGGTGTTTGTGGCATAAGGCACCTCCCGTAGAGTTTTAATAGATTGTGGGGTATTCTTACATAAAGAATAGGATGGTGTCAAGCGACAATGCTAAATAAAGCTATTTACATTTATCGCTGGTGTGGTAAGCTGGCATTACGATAAAACTCAGAGGAAGCGGGAGAACTTGAAATGAGTGGAGTAGAAGTAGCAACGGGCGAACTGGTAAAAGATAAGATTGGTGGCGGAACGGCCCCGCTTTCCGCTGAAGTGACGGGTTGTGCCCTCCGGTGCTTGGCCGCATTGGGGCATGTCGAAGTGGCTAATCAAAGATGCGGGGCGAGATATAAAGACGGCCCACGGGTGCCTGGCCCTCAAAATCCGCCCGTATGGTGCGACCTCACCGCCGGGCACGACGGCCCGCATCGACACGCCAGCGGCCATCATTGGGTGACAATGGATCGCCTAGACCTGATAGAGGTGAAGCCGATACCAGCCCTCTGCGCTAAATGCGGGGTTCGGTGGCCATGCGCTGACGCGGAGAAGGTTTTTAATGCCCTTATTTAAGGCATAACGGCCAGCCTAACCGGGCGGCCCAAGATTAATTTTTGCCGGATGCGTTGCTCGCTCCGGTTGAGGTACTGGTTATGTGGAAATTTTTCAAATGGGGGGCGAAAAACCACCCTGGAAATCCGATCTACTTGCTGGCGTTTGTTGGAGTGTGGCTGGCCGCCATGAAAAATGCTGACATTAAAAGCGGTATTATTGCGGGCATTGTTGCTACGTGTATTTTGGTGTGCGCGTATGTCTTAACTAGTATTTCTGTTGGGAAGGCTAACAGAGGGTTGGTTGATGATTATTACACATAACGACAGCAATAAGCCGCCCATATACGGCGGTGGATTAAGGCCGGATGCGTGGTAGGTCGGCCTTAATTGGCCTTGTTATGCCTTTAAATCAAATGAGGAGGCGGCTATGTTTGGGAAGGTAAGCGAAGGGGTAAAGATGCTGGCGCAACATATGGTCGACCATCCTGAAGATTGGATACAAGGCCAGTACCATTACTCAAATACCAAATCACGAGATATTAATATTTGGACTGCAAACGGTGATAGCCATATTGCTTTTGAAGGGAACAAATGCCTGAACAAAGCAGAGCAGAAATACTTGGCAAATGCTATCAAAAAATCAATAGCCAAACGAGCTATAGCGGCTACAGCATAACGGCTGGCATAACCAGCCGCGCCAATGAAGTGAAACCTGTATGCCGCCAGCGTTCTTGCGGTCTGCGTTAATGCCCTGGTTGGGCTTTTAAATTAGGAGGAATAAAATGTTCGGAATCCTTAAAAACGTGACTAAGGCCATTGTTGGTGTCGCAACCATTCCGCTTGATGTTGCCGCCGATGTAGTGACCCTTGGCGGTGCTTGTAACGATAAGAAGAGGCCCTACACCGCTGAGAAAATTTCTTCCATTATGGAGAATTTGGGAAAGGCTGTTGACCCTGACGAATGAAACAGCCCAACGACCAGCATCACCGGACGCGGCAACTGAACATGATGAAAAAAATCCCAAGCTTCCCGCGTTCCGGTGAATGCGCTTGTTACACGGTCCTTGACCTGTTCTCGGGGATAGGTGGGTTTTCTTTGGGCCTGACGAGGGCCGGATTCCGCACCACGGCGTTTTGCGAGATTGAAGAATACCCAAGGTCGATACTGCGTAAACACTGGCCGGATGTCCCGATTTTTGAAGACGTGAGGAAACTACATGCCGCAGACCTGCCAGAGCCAGTTACCGTTATTTGCGGAGGCTACCCTTGCCAGCCGTTCAGTCTTGCCGGGCAGCGAAAGGGCAAGGACGATGACCGCCACCTCTGGCCGGAGATTGTGCGAATTATACGAGAACTGGATGCCACCACAGGAAAGCCCACTTGGTGCATTTTCGAGAATGTTGCTGGCCACGTCAGTATGGGCCTCGACCAGGTGCTTATTGACCTGGAAGCTGAAGGTTACGCCGCGTGGCCGTTTATTGTTCCAGCTTGCGCCGTCAATGCCCCCCACCGCAGAGACCGGGTGTGGATTGTTGCCCACCATGCGGGCCGGACTGACCGGCGACATAACCCCGGAGAGGTGCAACGACAAGAACCGCAACCTGGAAAAGGCATTGGCGTTGATGTTGTTTCCGCCTCCACACGCCAGTTGCTCGACCGGGGCCGGGACTTCCGGGCGGCAGGGCGGAATGAACTTGCAGACTGCCGTTGCTTTGTTGCCGACTCCGACGCAAAGCATGGTGACGTTCCAGGACTTCGAGCAGGCCAAATACCACAGCAGCAAGAGGCCGGAATACAGCAAGATTCTTTTGCCGACCCCCAAAGCGAACAAGCCAGAAGGGTATTCGAGCCCTGGTTTTCGGCCAACCCTGAATCAGGTAGTGACCTGCGAGGACAAGCCGGTGAGTGGATCACTCTGCCCGGAGTTCGTGCGCGAAATGATGGGCTACCCGGAAGGGTGGCTAGATTAAAGGCTTTGGGGAATGCCGTTGTCCCGCAAATCCCGGAGCTAATCGGACGGTGCATAAGGGCCGTGTAACGC